ATGCTCACCGTTAAGCAGATTGATGCCGCAAAGCCCAAGGATAAGCCTTACAGGATTTCAGACGGAAACGGGCTATATGTTTACATCCCTGCCTCAGGGAAGAAGGTTTGGCAGTTGCGGTATCAGTTTGAAGGGAAGGAAAAGATTCACACGGTAGGCAAGTATCCTGAAATTGGACCGGCTGAGGCGCGAAACATCGCATTTGAAGTAAAGCGCGATCTCGCTATTGGCCTGAATCCCGCAGCAAAGAAAAAGCAGCAGGAAAAGGTTCCAGATACATTCGGGTCAATCTATGAAGAGTGGTATAAGCACAAAAGGCAGGTGTGGTCTGAGGGATATGCTGTAGAGCTGCAGCGCATGTTCGAGGCAGACATCCTTCCATATATAGGCAAGATGACTATAGATGACATTGAGCCAATGACGCTGCTGAAGGTACTGCGCAGGTTTGAGGAGCGCGGCGCAATGGAGAGAGCTAATAAAGCACGACGACGCTGTGGTGAAGTATTTCGATATGCCGTAGTGACGGGACGAGCTAAATATAATCCCGCCCCTGACCTGGCCGATGCAATGAAGGGATACCGTAAGAAGAACTTCCCTTTCCTGCCAGCCGAGCAGATACCTGCATTCAACCGAGCGCTTGCTGGTTACTCAGGCAGTGTCGTGTCAAAAATAGCGACGCAGGTTTTGCAGTACACCGCAATGCGAACAAAAGAGCTTCGGTCCATGCAATGGGCGAACGTCGATTTTGAAAACAGGGTCATCAAAATTGATGCTGAAGTAATGAAGAACCGTAAACAGCATCTGGTGCCAATGTCCCGACAGGTTTATGACCTACTCAGACAACTACAGCCTATCACGTCTATCTCCGATTTTGTTTTCGCCGGACGTAACGACAAAAAGAAATCAATTAGCGAAAACGCCGTCCTGCTAGTAATCCGACAGATAGGATATGAAGGTCTGGCAAGCGGTCATGGCTTCCGGCATCAGTTCAGCACAATTCTAAACGAGCATGGATGGCCTCACGATGCTATCGAACGCCAACTCGCCCACGTGGACCGAAATAACATTCGAGGAATCTATAACCATGCGCAATATCTGGAAAAGCGGAAAGAGATGATGCAGTGGTGGGCAGATTATATCGACGGCACAGCCTCTTAATTAATAGGAGGCACGCAAACCGGTGCAAAGCCTTGCGTGTCTCATTTCTGTCCCAATCACCGTCGATCGATGCCGCGTCCGATGATAGACTCTTCCCCTTCAAATCTAACGGACTTAGATATGCTCAAGCTCTTTACAAAGTACGCTTCTGTGGGCGTGCTCAACACGCTAATCCATTGGGTGGTATTTGCCGCGTGCTTCTATGCACTAGGCACAAGCCAGGCACTGGCGAACTTCAGCGGATTCGTTGTTGCCGTAAGCTTTAGCTTTTTTGCAAACGCCCGCTTTACGTTCAACAGCTCTACGACCACGACGCGCTACATGCTTTACGTAGGTTTCATGGGCTCTCTTAGCGCGGCTGTGGGCTGGGCTGCCGATGAATGCTCTCTACCACCCGTGGTTACGCTGGTTGTATTCTCAGCAATCAGCCTGGTGTGCGGGTTTATCTATTCGAAATACATCGTCTTCAGGGAAGCAAAATGAAGATTTCACTCGTGGTTCCGGTCTTCAATGAAGAAGACACAATCCCTATTTTTTATAAAACCGTCAGAGAATATGAACCACTCAAATCGTTTGAGGTGGAGATCGTATTTATCAATGACGGCAGCAAAGACGCTACAGAGTCGATTATCAACGCGCTGGCCGTGTCAGATCCGCTTGTTGTGCCCCTATCCTTCACCCGCAATTTCGGCAAGGAGCCAGCGCTATTTGCAGGGCTGGACCACGCCACCGGCGACGCGGTGATCCCGATTGACGTCGACTTGCAGGACCCGATTGAAGTTATCCCTCAGCTGATTGAACGCTGGCAGGCTGGGGCAGATGTCGTACTGGCTAAACGCACAGACCGCTCTACAGATGGCCGCCTGAAGCGCAAGAGCGCTGAAATGTTCTATAAGCTGCACAATAAAATAAGCAACCCACGAATCGAGGAAAACGTCGGTGATTTCCGCCTCATGTCGCGAGATGTAGTAGAAAATATCAAGCTAATGCCAGAGCGTAACCTGTTTATGAAAGGGGTGCTTAGCTGGGTTGGCGGGCGCACTGACGTTGTTGAATACGCACGAGCAGAACGCGTTGCAGGAGATTCTAAGTTCAACGGCTGGAAGCTGTGGAATCTCGCGCTTGAGGGTATTACCAGCTTCTCCACTTTTCCTCTGCGGATGTGGACATACATTGGGTTGTTAGTAGCCGGGATATCATTTCTGTATGGTGCATGGATGATTGTCGACACGCTTGCCTTTGGTAACCCGGTTCGCGGGTATCCATCCCTTCTGGTTTCAATCCTGTTCCTGGGCGGCGTTCAGCTTATCGGTATTGGCGTTCTCGGAGAGTATATTGGAAGAATATACGTTGAGGTTAAAAAAAGGCCTCGGTATTTGATTAAAAATAAGGGTTAATGATTATGGAAAACATTATAAAATCTAGGGCGTCGCGGTATGCGATAATCATAGCATGCATATTAATATCAATATTGATAACTAGAAAATATATGCCTTATGACTCTGACATAGTTAACAGTCAGATATTCTGGCCTGATTTTCTTAAAAGTGGAATGAGTGTTTTTAAGGACTGGATTCCTACGGTAGATAGTTGGTATTTAACTCTCTATCCGGTTCATTTCCTTTTTTATTATTTGTTCGACTCAACTGATGTCAGCGTGGTTATAGCTGCTACCGCATTATTTCTAATCGCCATCGCTTTATCTTTATATGGAATTTCCAGGATTGCTACGGGTAATGAAATTTCCTCATTGTCCATTTTGATTGCGTTACTTTGCCCAGCATTCTCATATACATACGGTTTTTTGGTGCATCCATTTTCACATAACTCTACCAATGCATTCGGTATGTTTTGTGTGCTGTTATCACTATTAGCTATTAAAAATAACAAGGTTTACTTCAGCATCATATCTGGATTCCTGTCTGTTCTTGCAGGAGTATCTGATCCGTGGTTCTACGCATCCTATCTTTTACCATTAATCATTGGCACCGCTTTTATCTCTTATAAAGACAAGCGTAATGTTAAGCACCTGATAGTTTATCTGATTTCATTTATAGCTGCGTACTCAGGTATCATTCAATCATTCCTGGGAATACCAATTCACAAGTTTTCATTGGTGCCACTTACAGTAATGTTGGAAAATGGCGTCCAGATGGTATTCTTGACGGGAAGGATGCTGAACGTCTTGATTATCCAGCATGATCTTGCATATGCCATATCTTTTTGTTTGTTTTTTGTTTTAACATGCATATCCATATACAATCTGTACAGATCTGGAGGAGTTAATACCTATCTCTCATTGGTGCTTTTCTTCTCCCTTGCTGGAATAATATCTTCATTTATTATCAGCTATCCAGACGTAAGCATTCTTAGCGCGCGTTTTTTTGTTAACATCCAGTATATAGCTATACTGCTGGCGCTCATATCAGCGATAAGGCTAAAAAGCATAGTTTATTCGACTATCATAGTGTTATATTGCGTTAGCTCTATTTACTCATATGTCGCCACCCCTAACGGGTTACATCAAAAGCAGGATGAAACCGTAGATTTTGTGAGATTTTTACATAAAAATAACCTTTCGTTTGGTTATGGTTCTTTCTGGAGACTAACGCACACAGTGACCTGGTTTTCTAACGGTAAGATACATGTAACTCCAGTATACTTCAGTGAGAAAGATGGATCGATTGATTTGAAGAGAGCAAGGGCTCAGACAATGAGATCTTGGCTGTCAAAAAGTTATATAGATAATAGTCCTGACAGGCAGTTTATTGCCATATCTCCGTCAATTGGAGGTAAGTGCAGAAATAATTTAGACTTCTGCGTTAATGGAACGATAAACAAAATTGGAAAGCCTGACGAGACTTTACACTATGGTGATGTAACTCTGCTAGTTTATAACAAAAGAATAATGTAGTACCAATGGCCTCTTGGCGAGGCCATTAATTTTCATTTTGAATTCACAGAAGCACGGCTTTTACTGTGAACGCAATATCAGAGTTAACCCCGCTGGAGTTTTTCACGATAACACTTGCCACATTATTAGTGCTTGTAACTTGTATACCGCCACCGTTTCCGTTATGAAACATTGTCAAAAAAACCGCCTTATCAAGGTTTACATTGCTTGTTAAGGTGTATAATCCAGTTCCTGTTTTTGAAACTGAAACAACATTCGCTGAGCCTGCTGCTGATAGCGTTCCGTCCGCAGCGACCCTGGCAGTAAATAAGTCTCCTCTTGATTTAATGTAGTTAACCGCTGAGGTAACTACTACCCCTGCAGTTATTACATTATTCTCATCAATAAATTTCACTTTATCGGGGCCGGTATTGGTGAATGAAAAGCCGCTAAAAAATACATCTGGCCTATTCACGGGATCATCTACATAATCCCCACCTACAAGAAACTGGTTATCTGTCATAGTTAACTTGCAGTAGGCAGTGCCGGTAGGAGTTACGCTACCTGTGACGCCAATTCTTCCTGAGTATGCATTGGATGAAGTTTTTGCAAAATTGCAATTTCTAATGCTTGCCTGGCAGGGCAGATTGATATCATAAGCGATCGCTACATCCCTCATATTGTTGTTTTCAAAATAGCAATTACGGATATCAACCCCAACGCCGCCTGCCGACCCAATTCTACGAGCGATGATACAAGCCGTTCCTGCTGTATCTCTGTTGCCATTTGCTTCAAAAGAGCAGTTGTCAATAACGACTTGCTGGGACTCTACCGCTTGTAAACAAAGGTGCCAACAGTCAATAAAGTCCACCCTTTCAAATGTTACAACATTAACACCGGTAACAGAGTTGAGCTTTCTCATCAGGAGGCCTTCCACACTGGACGTTATCCTGCAATCTCTTACCGAGCCGTACAGAGAGTCTTGAATAATTAGACTCCTATACAGATTATTGGAGAATATATCCTCTATTGTGAACCCAACCATCCTCTCCATAATAAGAAACGTTCCGGTGTTATTATTACCTGAAGCCACCGTTCCGTTACCCCTTATACTCATACCCTTTAATGTAAACCTGTCAATTTGGTAATCAGATGTTCCTAAACTTCCTGTTATCTGGAGTGCGACTCCATTAGAAGGAAAGCCCCCAGACTGAACATCCTGAATAATTACTGTTCTTTTGCTTCCTGAACCAATTATGTTACCACCCCTGGGAGATGAAGATGTCACCCCAGAAGAATAGTCGTAAGTCACCTTACTGCGAAGAATGAACTCACCCGGCGGCAGATAAATATCTAATCGTAAAAGCTTAGCTTTATCTAGAGCTTTTTGAAGCGCGGAAGAGTGATGTTCAAGAAACTGCGGAGCCCACCAGGAAAATTGTATTTCAGTTACATTTGAACGCACCCAGCATCCAGTGCCTGAAGGGTCTGATTCGCCTGCGCCATTTATAAAATCAATAGCATTCGCGTACGGTACCGTTGGAGAAATATAAATCGCGCCATCGTGTAACGATTTTGGAGATGCGGAATCATAATAGAAATCCCCGGCACCTACTGTTGAGACGGCGTACCAGCCGCGAAGGCGCACTTTCTTTTTGTCAGTTGGAGTTATTTTTGAAAAATCAGCAACAGAGATTAACTCACCAATTAAGGAGAATCCGTCACTACTCGCCAGCGCTGACCTTAACGCTGAATCTCCAACGCTTATCCATGCCCCTACACCCGTTCCGCCTGTAGATGCTGGCGTAGATCCGGCAGGAACAACCTTGGGCAGCGCACCATCCCAGCGGTAATATTCACCGTCCGTCATGTCTTTCAGAACCTGATTGGGCAGCGTTAATGTTGTACCGGCCTGGAATGTGCCGACAGGAATCCATCCGTATTGCGCGATAGCCTGCTGCGCCAGCCAGCGCAGCCCCTCAATGGTGTAATGCTCGTTACCGAAACGGTCAACATAAGTATTAACCAGTGAGGTGACGAATTCGTCGATTTTCCCTGCGTTAAATTTAAGATCGCGCGGGGACTCGCTCGGTACTGGATTATTAGTAGGTTGCGTAGCCATATTTTTTCCATAAAAAAACCCGGCGCGTTGGCCGGGTTGTGATGGTTGAATGGGTCTTATGAGTAGATAGAGTCGCTGTATTCTGAGACTGTCAGTGAGACGGTGTTATCGGTATTTGGCTTGATGCTGTTTACCGTCCATAGCTGGCTGTCCAGTTCTTCTACTGTCGCAATTAGGTAGCGCGACGGAAGCTGCACAGTGTCTCCATTCCAGATATTGAGCTGAATGTTTGGTATTGCCGCGGTGAATCCGTATTTGGTGTCCGTTCGAGGCGAAGCTGGGTAGCGTAACGTCGGATTTCCCATGCTGTCTGTGACAAGCACATACATCGAGCCGGTAAATGTAATTGGCTCGCTGGTATCGAAGTTGTTCCCGGCGCGCCCGGTGATATACCCCTGCTGCTGGTTGCTGTCGTAGATGTCCGGCATCTGAATGACGCTACCCACCTGGATAATGCCATCTTCGAAAACTTTTGCGTTCATCTTCACACGCGAGTAAATCAGCCGCTTAACTTCCCTCATCGCCCTCTCACGCGCCTGATACTCGTTGCGGAATCCGACAATCTCCAGCTTGTTCGGGTTCTCCGCCTCCTGCTCAACGATAGCGCCGTTCAGCACGCGGTAGTTGATGTAAGTCTTGTTGTTCGTTGTCGGGTGAACGTAGGACACCTGCACGCCGTCGTAGCCGCCGGGAAGAGTGGCCTCATACGTCATTTTGTATTCGTCCGTCTTCATGTTGGCCCGGTTGAATACTGCCGCCGGATAATCAACCTTTTGGTCGCGGGTGAACGTCAGCACACCGTCATCCCAATAAGCAACCACCGATGCCGCATTACAGATTGCCTGCACACGGTCGCCTAACGAGTCGTTTTCGTCGTCAAAGGTGTAGTCGAAGTAGCCCAGGCGCTCATCTGGCAGGCTTTCAGCAATAGAGTACAGCCCGTAAAGGTCAATGCTGCTGACCGACTGCTCGCCCATGATGAGCCAGGTATGCGCCACAGCATCAGCGAATGATCGCGATGGACGCAGCGTGTAATCTACAGTCTGCGTGTTAAGGTTGTAAGTGATTGTATGGCGCGTCACCAGGGCGTTATATTTGCGCTCCCGACTTCCCAGCGCGTTTTCTGTCGCCCGAACTTTTACACGTACCAGCGTGTCAGTCGGATGAACGACGTTGGTCCTGATGTTGATCGCGTGAATCTCTTCAACTTTCAGCACCGAGGCATCGCTGGAGTTATCAGTGCGTTGGAAGCTGATCGCATACTTACCAAAGCCACCTGAAGGGGTTATCTTATCTGTGCGATAAAACACTTCGCTCGTATGGTCGTGCGGCGTTCCCTGGTAATAAGTAAATGTCTGCGTAGTGCCGGGGATCTGGTTGTAATCATCGTCGATTTTCCAGATAACAACTTTCCAGTTCGTCTGTTTTTTACCACCCAGGCTCGACTGCGTGTGTAGCCAGAGCTGAGAAGATTCAACTGGCGAGAAGAATGGCCCCACAACAAGCGCTTCGTTGTCGTTGAGAATGAATTTCGTAGTGTTGATGGTGGCATTTGCCGGGATGTCCTGAGGGCCCTGCAGGTCGCTCATCGTGAAAGTGTACCAGCGAACAGGATTAGTAACCGCCCCATCGTTTGTCTCAACAGCGGAGATAAGGGTGCCAGAGAAAGTAGCATCAGTAGTGACATTGCCAGAAGCCGTGCTGTACGTAACGTTAATGGTGAATGTTACGGCATGCGGCAGCACTAACCCCATGAAATAATCGAAGTCGGATTGCTTCACGATTTTCATGGCTATCTGGCCGCCGGAATATGTCCCGCTGACGACTGTGTTTGCCGTCGCCGTTTCTATCGGGAAATCTCCCGCTTCGTTCTGCCCGGGAACCTCCTGTCCATCTACGTCATCAAAGCCATACCCTTCAACAATCTGCGGAATGACCTCTCCAGGCTGATAGAATTGAAACTCGGCACCGGCCAGCGAGCCCAGACTCGATTCAGAGTAGCGCACAGACTCATAATCGTACTTACCGATTCCGACGCACATCCATTCTGTCACGTACTTCAGTCCGCCATCTTTATCATTCTGACGCACATATTCGAAAACAGATTCCTGAATAAGGTCAGGAAATGACCTCACCTGACCATAAATATCCGGCTTGGCTTTATAGACGCGCGCGGTGTTAGTCTGTCCAGTAAGGCTATTATTTGGAGAATCTACTGTATTCCCGCCAGTGTTTGCGATAGCTGGCTTTGGCGCAAGAAAGGAAAAAACCTGCCCAACCACTTTAAAGATAGGGCTAAGAATATCTTCTACGATGCCCTTTGGCTGGTCGAAGATCTGGATTTTGTCCAGCTCGCTCAGCTCAAACGCCAGCTCATCGTCGTCACTCAGCTTCACGCCGTTGCGGATGATAAGCAGGTCACGGTGAAAGGTGGCGTCATTGGCCGCCAGCCAGTCATAAAAAAGGGTGCCATTTGGCACCCTGTAGCGTTCTTTTGGCGTTCCCGGGAAACGACTTAATTCAATCAGAGCCATATTCGTAGAATTCCACTTTGGTGAATGCCCGCTGAATGACCAGCAACGAGTCCATGCGCACGCTTCCGTTCTCGCCGCGTGAATGCAGCGCCTGCCTGTTAAGCACCAGCCCAACGTGCGCCGGTTGCGCGCCGCGGTACCCGACAAATATTCCCCCATCGATCGGTTTATCGACCTGGCGCCAGAAGACGACGTCACCCTGATAGCAGGTGAAGAAGTCAGCTCCGGCTTCGTAGTCCGGCGTCTGGTGCAGCTCTATACCGAGAACGTTCCGGTAATACAGCACCACCAGCCCCCAGCAATCCACCTTTTCGAACGAACAGGCCCGGTTAGCCCACGGCACGCCGATAACCCTTCTGACAAAATCAGAGGTACTGCAGTCCGGTGTATTCCGTTGGGTCATAGAGCCTTCCGATGTTGTTGTTTAGCGGGTTTGTGACAGACAGAGTGACCGATGCGGCATCAGCATCGATATCCACCGTCTTGACGTAAAGCTGCCAGGACTTAATCGGCACAGACACGTCTCCGCTGTCGAAGATCTGACGTGTGGCCGAGATAGCTGTTAGCCTGGCCGCCCCCTTCCACTGCTTCATCAGCGTTTTGATGTCAGACGACAGCCGCCCTAACTTCACAGTCGCGTCGATCACCGGCGTGCCGCTTTGCTGGCTCTCTTCAATTTCGAAACGCGCAGGTTTGTACACCTGGCCGCCAAGCGTCTTGTCGAAGAACTGCTTATCGACAAGCCGAACGTATCCAAATGACGGGTGATAGAAAGTGATGGTGTCGTATAGGCCTCGCGTCGGGCGCTGCTGCTTGTACTCCCTGAAGCTTGGCATTATGGCACCCTCGGCAAAGATTCCGGGTCTCGACCGTCAGGATAGCCAGTGACAACGATATCCAGCCACGAATCCCACGGCGGCGGCAGCTCAACAATGATGTCGTCAAACTCGTCATCAGGGTTATAGAGGTGGTTCGCGATAACGGTTCCCGTCCAGGTCACCACGCCGCCGTCGATACTGGTTTGCACCGGCATCTGCGTGAAATGAAGCTCCTGAACCTGCAGGCCACTGCCGCCGATGTTGATGGGCATGCGAAACCAGTTAACACCACGGTTAAGGTAATTCGGGCTTCGTAACCACTGCTGGAAAGCGCGTTCTTCATCAAGTGTGAAAATCCACGTCAGCGACCATGTGGTTTTCAGGTCGTCAGTAAGGTTCTGGAAAATAGCCGGGCCGACTGCTGGCTGGTCAGTCTGAAACCCGGTGTCGAAGGTCATATTTTTGCTGGCTTTCTGTGCCAGCGGCAGCCAGTCAGGATAGTCGATAATTGGCATCAGCCCTGCCCCCTTGGCGTGCGCTTGACGTTATGATTGCTGGTAATTGCCTGGCTAATAGGCCCGCCATTATTCAGGTCGGCAACGATGACGTCGACAGTAAGTCCTCCATTGCCGTCAGAAGTGGCCTGCGCATCTACTGACGAACCGTTATAGTTCTGAACATTTACAACGACGTTGATGCCTCCGCCTGCGGCAGTCATATCCTTATTGCTGATCACCCTGCCATTATCGCCAGGGATCATGTACTGCTTCCCGGTGCTGGCCTGGTAAATCTCTGGCTTTCCTTTCTCCCCTACTTGATACAGACCACCAGCACTCACCGGCCCACCGTTGTAACGCATGCCTGTCAGAGCCAGTCCTGATGCCAGGCCTACCGTTGAAGTAATACCTGCAGCAGCAGGCGCAGCATTACCACCAAGAGTTGCCAGAGAGGCCATTGCAGCAGCTGGGGCCCATGCCGAAGAAACAAGAGCAGCCTGGGCGATTGAGGCGGCAGATGAAGCTGCACCAATTGTCTGGCCGATAATCATGTTCTTGAGAGCCTCTACACCCATTTGAACCATGCTATTAATAACACTGTTCAAAATGGTGTTGCCCAGCGAGCGAAGCGCCTCCTGAGCACTCATCGTGCCTGTGAGAAGACCTGTCAGGGCGTTTGAGGCATTGCCAGCAAATGCATCAACTGCACTCGTTAGCATGTTGTAGCCAAGACTCTGCTGACTGAGAAGTTCCCACTGGGCGGCTGTCATCTGCTCATTGAACTGGTTTTCCTGCGCAGTCTTTAAGGCAAGATACTGGGCATCGGTAGCTGCCTTTGCAGCAACGAACTGATCGTAATTTATTTTCCCTTTTTGGTAACTTTGCTGGAGTATCGCCTGTTCCTGCTGCTGATATTTCTGCATCAGGGCTAACTTCTGGTTATTTTCGTTCACCAGTTGCTGTACCGGGTCAACTTCGGCTCGGGCAGAAGCTACCGGATTGACTGTGGCCTGGGCGCTAATCTTGGCGAGGTTATTCTGGTGCTCGAGCGCCATTTTCTCCGTGGCAGCGTTATACTCCTTGAGGTCTATTTTCCCAGCGTTCAGTGCGGCCTTCAGATTTTGCATGGATTCGGCGTAGGATTTATTCTCCGCCTGCTCCGGCATGGCCTTAAGCGCTTCGGTTACGCCTCTTGCAGCTGCGGCCGCATCAATGGCGGCTGCCTTATACTCTCTGGCTTGACGCTTTTGCTCATCCGTAGCATGCGCGCCAAGGGATTGCTCAGCCCTGAGTAATTGCTGCTCTCTTGTTAGCCCCTCAGTCGAATCAGCTGCAAGCACCGATTCCTGTCGAAGTTGCTCAAGCTTCTGCGCGATAGATTCAGCTGTTGAAGCTGACTGCTTGCCCTCTTTGTTGCTTTCCTTTCTTGCTTCAGTTACCCGGTATGTCTCGGCATACTCGTCCTGTAAAGCCTTCACAAGTTTCTGGTCAGTAATCCCAGCATCGGCAGCATCGTATTGAGCTTGCAGCCTTGCTCTAGCCTCACCTTCAAGTTTGGCTAGTGCTAATCTGCGTTCCGAATTTTTGACAAGCTTTTGGGCAGCGGCATCATCACCGTTGGTTGGAGGGCTGTTGAAACCTTGGTTGTTTTTTGCTTCATTTGCGGCTTTAGCGCGAATGCTCGCTATTTCCTGCTCTACACGCTTAAGTTCGAAAGCCGCCTGTCCACGCCTTATCTCCCAATCTTTATCCGAAAAGTCATACCACTTCCTTCCTTCTTTAAGCTCATCGTTATATTTTTTCTGCAATTCAATGAGCTTAGGCATCCTGCCAGCATCGCCTGCATTGTTATTGTAGTAATTAAGGTTATTAGCGACATTTTGCATTAAACCCGCAAGCGTAGATGTCAGACCTATGGCCTGGTTGAGATCACTTATTGCGTTCTTAAAGGCAACATCGAGACTGTTTTTAGCTCTGTCGACGCTAACGGGCATTTTATCGAATTCAGCATTAACACTTTCCGACTGTTTCTGGATGGCGTTCAATGCGTCTTGCGCAGTTAATTTGCCATCAAGCATGCGCTGCCTTAACTGACCGATAGAAATGCCTAGCCCGGAGGCTATTTGTCGCGCAAGCTCTGGCATTTGCTCAAGGATAGAGTTGAACTCTTCAGCCCTAACTATACCGCCTGCTATTGATTGACCAAACTGCCGAAGCGCGTTCGACATCTCTTCTGTTGAAGATCCGCCTATCGTTCCAATTTTTTGAAGTGTGTCAGTCAGGGAAAGAATCTGTGAATTTGTTGCGCCTGTTTCTTTCAGGGCTGAGGTGAGAGTCTCCCAAAGTCGCTCAGTATCTGAAAGGCTATTCCCGGTTTGAGAGGCAATAGCTGACAAAGCCTTCATTGACTCTTTGGCAGCATCAACGCTTGGACTCAGGCGCGCAACCCTGGCTTGCAGGGTGTTCATCTGGTCGCCAATTTCGATTAGTCGTCTGGCCGTTTCAATCGTGAACGCGCCAGCAATAGCAAGTCCAACCTTGTTTAATGCCCCCTCGAAACGACCGGCGGATTGTGATGACTTGTTAAAGCTACCATCCATTTGGTCAAGGCGCTGATTAACCTTTTGCTGCGCTGCGATGAGTTGAGCAACATCCATTTCTACTTGATAGACGATGTTACCTAACTGCTTATCTCCGGCCATCGGTGGTCTCCAGAAAACAAAAAACCCGCACATTGGCGGGTTTTGGCTGTGTATAAATCAGATTTTTTGAAGAATCTTTAATTTAAGATATTTAAGCTTTGATGAAAATCCTGAATCAACCTTGTGTTCAGATGATGTGATAATTATATCAGCCATGCTCACATCCCTATCACCCACCGTTGCCGATTCAAGAGATGCCCAAGAGTCAGCATAGATGTTGAAGTTACACTGCGTGGTGCCTTTTAATGGCACTCCAAAGGAGTTTTGTGCTTCAAAATCAACAAAAGCCTTTCCTTCACTCAGGCTAAAATAGCCTTTGGTAACACCTTGGCTTATGGCGTCGTTATCTATCTGCTTTAATTTGGCAGAGATATGCTCTTTATTAACTTTCTTTATTTCAAATAAAGAGTCCAACATTTTATATGTTGATGGTGACTTCATTTGACTTTTGGTCAGGGCATCGCAAGCGCTAACCATTGCGGCACCCTGCGCGTCCTCGGAGGAAACTAGAAAGACTGAACCAACCAAACATGCAGATATCATCGCAATGCCAATTAATATCCCTTTTTTGCTCATGATAACTTTCAAGGTCTCACTATTTTTACTCGAGATCATAACAGCAAAAGATCACTTATCAACCAACGGGAGGGAAACTTGCGGGGGATTGCATACCAACTGATACAAAAAAGCCACCCGTAGGTGGCTCTGTTTTAGTTCGCGTTCTCGCAACCGGGCTGGCGACGGTCAATCACCTCAGTTCCTTCAACAATGAAGCCAAACTTGCCGAACAGGAAAGAGTGGTTGAACTGAGTCACAACGACATCAGAAAGCGCAACTGAGCAACGATTCTTCTCAATAGCTCTGTCGATAGCAGTCTTCACATTGGGAATGCCGAGAGGGAAAATTACCACGGGAGCCGAGTCTTCTCCCTGAACGCGAGCACCTTTAACGAAATTGTTTGAATTGAGGTTGTAGTTTTTGGTACTCGCCACGGTCAAATCGGCCACGCGTGAGCTACATCCTGCTAACAACATTACTACTGCGGCTAAAGCCAATGCCTTTTTCATTTTTTATGTTTCCATTGATTGCAATCAGAAACATCTTAACACCATAAGACCGCATGACTTACCCGCCATTATTGGTAGCAAAAAACCAGCCTGAGTTGGCTACGCCGCTTGCGACAAACGCCTGGCCTTCCTGGCAAGATAATCATCTGCTACTTGATCATACTCTTCGCGAGTAAAACCTTTCTGCTCAGGGTATTTGGTTGCCAGTAGCATCTGAAACTTGGTCATTGTCAGATTGCCAGCCTCCTGCTCGGTCATGCCGAAATGTGCCTGCGCGGCCACGATGTAATCGACGGCGCGGAACTCAGTGCTGGTCTCCCCGTTTTCATGCCTTTGGAGCCTGCGAACCTTAGCCTTCCCGATAACACCATGAGTCATCAGTGACTGCGCAATCAGAAGCATGTCAGATTCAGGCAGCGCGCCTTTGCGAATCTTGAATGTGCGTCCGTTGCCTTTCGAGGGATGGAATACGCCGGTTAACGAGCCAGCGTCTTTGTCGCAGCAGGCATTCAGAACAACCACTGAGGCGAGAAACGCCTTGCGACCGTAACTGGTGCTTTTAATGTGACTGATTAGCCATTGCGGAACGTATCCGTAAGCCTCAACGGCTCGATTAACCAGACTGGTTACTTCATCGTTGTGCAGGTCGTAAAACACCTGGACGATTTCATCTGGCTCGCCGATACGTGACATGTTCACAAATGACGGACGGAAGAAATAATCCTCACCGTCAACGCTGATGAGGCACTCGCCAATCTCTTTAAGCGGGGTCATGTTGTCTCCATAATCATTATCAAGGGCGACCGTAACCGCCCTTTGGAATGGTTACGAAGCGGTGACGGTCACTGCGCAGGTTGCCGTGAAGTTGCCATCGTTGGATTTGAAGGTAATCGTCGAAGTGCCGGCAGCAACACCAGTTACCAGGCCTGTGCTGCTCACCGTTGCTTTGGTGGCATCCGACGTCGTCCACGTACCGGACTTGTCGGTTGCATCAGATGGCAGGACAGTGCCTGTCAACTGTCGCGTCGCACCAACAGCCAGGGATGCCGTTGCAGGAGTTACCGTTACCCCTGTGACCGCGACTGTATCGTCGGTGTCGATTACCTGAATAGTGTCTGCCGCCGCCACTTTGAACTCGGTAGAGAATGTGATGATGTCGTTTGTTCCACCGTCAGAACTCAATGCGTTGATCAGCATGTAACCGATGAAGGTCACTGGTCCGAATTCCATACGCACCCACAAAGTTGGCTGGCGGGCTGCCTGAATCTCAGTATTGAAATATTTAATCAGGCGACCGACTCCGTACTGGTCGAGCTTGTCATTGCGGCGAACCTCGCCCTCGAAAGATATAGTGAAATCGGCATTAGTCACGATATTTTCGACATATCCTTTGGTGTCATCAGCATCAGACGTCACGCTGTTAGGCGAGAAGTCGAAGCCTTTACTGGTGCCAGCCGCCAGGGCTTTCCATTCTGACTCCTGCGGGATGGTATCGGCGCAGCCATCAGCTACTTCGAGCACAATGGCGCGGCCAAACAACTTTGTGTTGTCCGTAGGGCAATTTGCTGCCATGGGTAATTCCTCTTTGATGTTTCGGCTTACTCGCCGTATTTGATTGCAAACTGAAGCCGATAGACGAGGCGACCTTCAGCTGTTAGGACTGGAGCGGGGATACCGCCGAAATTTTCGATATAACCAATACAGTTGCTTGGTAGAGGGTCTGATTGCACGTGCTGGATAATTTGCTGCACCGAAGTGTCTAAATATCCATTCCCTCCTTTTGCGCCGATAACATCGACTAACACGTAATATTCGGCGCCTAGTTCATTGCGTATGGAAGAGCCGCCGTTAGGACGGAATACCATAAAACGCTCTGACATGTTTCCGGTGTCATTCCACATAAGGAGCTGGGTTGTAAAGCCAGCGGTAAGGCCTGCATCAACAAAATAATCACGCAGCCGGGTATGCATCGGAGGGTTCATAGCGACAACTCCTGTTTCATAACCCTGTCTATTTGCTCTCGGGTATCCTCAAAACCTTTTGTAAGGAACTCCTTCCTTGCAGTTGCACGGCGGAATTTCTGTGGGATGTTGGGATCGTGAACATAGACCGCATAGTTGGCTGAATACCCAACGCGACCAGTCAGGCGAGTGCCGTTCACATCCAGTTCCTGATATTGACTGTTGATCAGCGTGGAAGTGTCACCGATAGGCGTATATACAGATGCTTGTGATGAACCAATAATGAGCGCACTCTTTATCGCTCTTACGGCTTTTCTTCCCTGAACATCAGCAATGAGTTTTTCAAGTTTGGCTTTGGCCTGGCTTATACCTCTGATTTTCCCAGCCATGTTCAGACTCCAGTAATTATCGCGTAATCATCCGTCAGGCGGTCGAACGTGTCTTCATACCTTATGGATTGGAGTATTTCATCAGCTCCAGCCTGAACAGGGTCTGCTTCGGTGGACACGCCAATCAGGATGTAATCCCCCATATCCGCACCGGAGAATTCCGTCCAGAAGGTGTTTTTGATTACTCGCTCTGAACCAATATCGCCGAGCCGCTTGCTCAACCCACCTTCATAGCCGCAACCGATGACCACCGGAGCTGCGAAACCCAACGGATCACCATAGTCATTCTGGCCTTCCAGTCGCTTCCAGAACGTCGCTTTGCCGGTGTATGACCAGCGGGCCAACTCTGACATTCTTATTCCCTCCAGCGCAGCACCTTCGCACCACTCTCCCGGATGCGCGGGCAGTTGATAAACCACTCCCCATCCGATTTAACGTATCCGGTTGTCTGCCGACCTGTGTCAGTAAGTACCCATACGCGCTCGAATGACCGCGGGAGTCGATTTTTAACGGATATCCACGTCATTAGCGTTCACCGTTACACATGCATCCACCTTTCCCTATCCAGATTCCTGCAAAAGCCTTATTGCTGGGGTCTGGGGGAATCAGCGAGGTTGCACAGCCATACTTATCAAGCCCTCGCAGTAAGGACAGAGAGCCTGACCACCGATCCGCAAACGACTGATATCGAAACGACCTTGAGGCACCTGACGGGGCTGTCTGAGAGCTGATATAGCGATCGCCCTGCCCCAGCCCCATCAGTCCTAACAAATACATCTGAATTAGCAGCGCTGTCGCAGGTGGGTAATGAGCATCAAGGCATTCCTGAATGCTGTTCACCTGCTCAATCAGCGCGTCAAGAATAAAGTCGGGCAGCGTGATGCCGACCGACGATAGGTATTCCTTCGCCTGTGCTGTGGTTATCATGCTGACCTCAGATATAGCCCTCCGCAGAGGGCATAAAAAAACCGCCATCGCGGCGGCTGTTACTCAGCAGGGAAAAGCTTATCCAGCTCGCCCTCTGGCAGAAGGTCTGCGAGCTTGTCGACGCCCATATTGCCTTTGTACTCAATGCCCAGATCATCAAGGCGCTTGGTGATAGCCTGCTTGCGGGCCTGCTTGCGGGCCTGCTTATCGGTGGATGCATCAGGGGTTGCCGGAGTCAGCTCTGCTGATGCCTTGCCGGAAAGCTTGCGGACATGAGATTTCAACGAAGGGTGCAGGTTTTCCAGTTCAACCACATCGCCTAAAGAGACACCATGCCACGGCTTAGTTACTTCGTATTTATCAGCCACAATCTACCCCTTATGCCAGATTTGCACCGTAGACCACACCAGAAAGTCCCTGCTCATCTGCCGTAATTTGCAGGCCTTCGGCAGACATGATCTGGAAGTTGTAGTTAATGTTTGGAAGCGGGCGCGGCAGAGGAACAACACCGACAGCCATACCGACCAGCGGGGAAATAACATCCTGACGGCGAACGTAGGCGATAAATTCGTTACCGCTTAACGCGAATGTCGGACGGATTTCGCGAACCGGAGCGAAAGGCAGAACAGCGTTCAGTACGTTTCCACTCACGACGCCATTCACCACATACGGCTGTGCCAGGTTGGCCCAAATTTCAGGAGAGACCCACATCACATCATAGGTCGCAACTTTGTTTGCGCGGGCCAGAGTGCCGAAAGCGCCTTTGCCGAAGAAAGTGAACAGCGCGGTCATATCTGCGGTGGTCAAATCGATGTTTGCGCCACCTGCGCCAGAGCCGAGGTTGATTTTCTTGGTATTACGGTGATTTTTGATGCCCTGCGCAGGATAGGACTGAACCTGAATGTTAGGATCACCATTCAGATAGTAGTTAACGCGCTTCTGGTTAAACTTGCTCATCTTCGCCATCTGCGAATCCAGCACCAGGTCGATACCGACAGAGTTCAGACCTGCAGCATGACGCCAGTTAACACCGTAACCTGCGGTAAATACCGGGATCGGGTCGCCGTCGCTTGCGTATTCCGTATGGTCAAAGGAAAACGGTGCCTGACCATCAATGCTTACTGATACGTCATCAGCAATATCACCAACAACGCTGTAGAGCTTGGCAGTCTTACCAACCGGCAGCACGGTCTGCACGCCAATCAGGTCGTTGACGATTTCCATGCCAACTTCCTGATCACGCAACTGCAGAACCTGGCGGTCGATTTCAGCCCAGAAATCGCGAGTGAAACCACCCACAGCGTTCACTGCCAGCCACTCCTGAGTCATGTGAGCGCGGTTTGCGGCAATCATGGCGTTGTGGTTGGCATTCCACATATTTCGGTTAGCCCACAGCTCATTCCAGTGGCCACCCAGGCGGGAGTTAGCGGCCAGAGTATCTTTAGAGAAATACATATTTTTTCCTTCTTATGCTGCAGGCGCTGCTGCGACGGTGCCGACGCGCATACGCACGCGAATGAAATCAGTAGAGCTTGCCGCGATGGTGTACTCATCCTGGCTGTAGCCGATCACCGAATCGGTATCATCAGTTGCCAAAGTGAACTGACCAGACGAACCAAGCTTGATGGGGCTGTCTTTCTTGTACGCACCAGGCGCGCAGAGAAGTGCCAGTTCGCGCCCTTCTTCAACGTAGTTACCTATTGCAGAATCACCGGCAGGAACGGCATCACGGATACCAAGCCCTTGATGATATGCACAGTCGATGATGTACAGGCGGCCACTCATTGCGGTTGCCTGAGCAAATTCACCATCAGCATTGATAACTGCTGCAGTTCCCGGAAGAAGTGCGGCTGCGGCGATGCGGGTTTCGGTCTTGTAGAGCGATTTCCCGTCGATATTAACGCGACGATAACGTGACATTATTCCGGCTCCTTATTTGAAGTATTCAGCTACTGAAGGCGCGCCGGTTTCTGCCTGGTTCTGTGCAGAGTTGGTACCCAGCGGAGCGGCTTCGCCCAGAGATTTGAACATTGCGTCGAGGGCTTCGCCTGACAGGGCATTGGCAACGACTTCGCCATGCTTAGCAGCTACAGCGGCGCGCTTGGTCTGTTCTTCAGCGCGAGAGTTGGCGGTCAGGGTTTCTGTCAGCTTTTCCTGGTTGGCCTGTAGCGCTTCAACCTTCTCGGAAAGCGGCTTAATTGCCTTCTCCGTATTGGTAGCCACAGCCTCACCAATCATGCTGCCGATTTGTTCCAGTTCTTCTTTGGTTAAAGGCATGTCGCCCTCCGTTTTGTGGTTTGTTGCAGGAGCATCCTGCGGTGTGAAAAGAGATTTAAATTTGTTGGCTACAATTGCGACCCACGACTCCTGGCGCGTTACTTTGGTGCCGGTGTCGTCGAAGGTGATCTGCCCACCATCACTGGTATACCCGTACACCTGTGCATCACCGCCGTTACGGATGACAATCGCCTGTGAATCGGTAAAGTCAGCAATCCATGCGTAATCGTCAGGCCCGGTCGCAAATTTGTCGCGGGCAGCTTTCTCAAGGCGGCGTTCACGTTCGCGGTAGGACTCGCCTACCAGTGCGCCAGAGTTGGTTTTGATGGACTTTGCCTGGTCAGCGTTAACCATCAGACCAACGCCCTGCTCTGGCTGTGCAGCACCGACTTCATGAAGGAGGATGGCGTCATGGTCCATTGCGTTGATTTTGGCAACCCATTCAATGCCCTGAGCCTTCTGTTGCTCGCTTGCCTCAAGCTGGTCGAGAAATACTGCAACGCTGGTATGAATGGGTGGTACATCATCGCCGCGCTCAATCGCTGCAACGCGCTCCAGAAGTTCACGCCCACCCTCACTCTGATTGGCAACCTGAACATCAACCCATTTCTCCGCATAAACCCGATTGCCGGATTTCTTCACGTTGCGGTTCCATGCGCCGATGTGGCCTACGTTGATTCCCTCAGGAGAGAAAGCCGATACAAACTGACCATTGACCGTTGGGTGACCCAATGGTGCCAGAGTGCCTTCCAGCCCCTGATAGTGCGCGTCGATTTCTGATGCGGGGTAAAGACCACCGTTCATTACTACGTTCGCCGGCAGCGTATAGCTGGGGAGAACCAGATGTTCGCGCCCGTTATACGTTTCACGGCGAATAGACTGGCTGTTCACCTTTGTGGTGACGTTAACCTGCATTGTCATGGGTGATTACTCTTGTCTATGCCGCGTGTTTGCAGCAGTGATGTGATTTATTCGCAGCCATCCGCTTGCCCCATGTCTGGGCAAACTCTTTTTTGGCAATATCGATAACGCTGGAGTTAAGCGGCACGCCCTTCTCATCGACCAGAACCGTGACCTGTGTGCATTTGCAGTTAATCGCGTTGCCGTTGATGCTGTACCACTCCCTGACCTCATCCGAGGTGTAGAGGTGTCCGTGCCTGAGAGCGTGTGTGCGTCGCGTTGTGGGGCTTAACGCGGACATATGAAGCAACATGACGTTAAGGCCTAAATCATTTCTTGCCTGGTCATGTTCGTCCCACCGCGCACGCCGGAGTGCGGTAGTGATTTCCGTGCGTGCGATGCGGTTGGCTCTGCTGCGCTCGATATCTGTCTGAGCGGTTATATTTCTTGCAACTTCGCGAGGGTTAAGCCCGCGCCCAATACCGTCCGTCAATACGCGGGAAAGGTCAGCCTTTATCTGATTGCTAAGGCCTTTCATCTCTTCAAACTCTCGCGCCCTGACCAGTATCAGACGGGACTGATAGGCTTCACTTAGCAGGATGTTCTCAATGCTTTCCCTGTCGGCGGCGTATGCCGGGGATTGCTGCGACAGATTGCTAAACTCCTGCGCCGTTCCTCGCTGATAAGCCGTAGACACGTAGTCCTGCCAGAACCACAAATTCAACTCCCCACCCTGCAACAAAATGTCATCGACGAGCGATTCACCGTTTTGAAGCAGCATGGAAAGAAGTGTCTGGTCAAGGCGGAAGGTGTAGCGCTGGTTTACTGCTGGCTCTGAAGGTATGCGGTTAAGTAGCTCTATGTACCCCTTGCCGATTTTACGTAGCCGTTTGCTGAAATCGCGCATTGCGCCGCGCTCCAGCCTGTCTACACCAGTCGGGTCCTGCTTATTGGCTGGTAATATCGCTGGTTTCGCTGGCTTGTTCGCTTTCTTCATCGTCATCCTCGGTCAGCGGTTCGCCAAGCGGCTCATAGCCTGCAGCAACGCGGATTTCGTTAGCGGTAAATACCTGCTCGCCGGTTGCCAGCGTCTTCTGGTTGATGTCGCTCATCTTGCTGGCGCTATCCAGCTTGTCTGAAGATGACTGTTCGTTAAGGTCATCCCAGACAATGCTGAACTTGGCTACCGGCTTCAGGATTTGCAGATCTATCAGCTTGTCCACCATATCCTCGATATCGAATGACAGGTCACCACGGCGCGACTGACAGCGAGCGTTGAAGTAAATCTGGTCTTCCGTGCTGGCGCGCTCGCCTGACTGGTTGCCAACGAGAATGCGAGAGGGAATATCAACCGATGCCGCAAAGGTCTTCAGGTTTACATCGTAAGTAGGTGAAGGGTCGGCAACCGAAGTTACCAGAGGCGTAACAGATGCCCCTTGAGTGGTCAGAAGCACATCATTGCCGCTGTTAACTTCTACGGCAGCCTCATTGAACTTCTCCTGCAGCTCTGTGACGCTAACGCCATAAAGTGACGCGAGGTTGCTGAAGTTAATCTCTTTATCGAAATTGACGTTCAGTTGGCGCGCGGCGTTCTTCAGAAAAGATTCACCGCTGCCTCCCTCTACCTTTTCGAGGCTTACAGCTGCGTTGTAGCCAGGCTCAAGAAATCCGATCTCGTCATCGGACATATCACCGATAATCAGGATTCGGTCAGGGTGGATATCGCGCTGAACTCTACTCCCGTCAGGCTGCACTTCTGTGTACTGCCATTTAGTGACATTGCCGTTGTTATCACGACTGGCAACCTTCAGTGCGCTGGCCCATGCTGGCGTAATCTTTTTCAGCGCCCTGCCTTTGACTACCGGCTCATCCCAGCGCTTATTGTCTTTGACGTGCAGAAGGATGCCAGCCCAGCGACCAACCAGTCGGCGCGTATCGGCTTTGGCGAATGAGCGCCAGAACCGATGGGTGAACACCTGTTCTTTGCTCGACTTCTCCCACGTCGATTCCTGGCGTGATTCATCATCCGGATCACCCTCAATAACTTCAGGGTTCGTTTTCCAGCAGTTGGATACCAGCTTATTTACAGCACCGTTAGCGATGCCGCCACGGCGATAAAGCTTATAGAGGTCATGGAAGTCTAAATCTTCCTTGAAGCCATATTCGCACCACGCCGTGCTGCGTTTTGCATCCAGACCCATAGACGGGTTAGCCATCATCATGCGGGCGCGCGCAAGCCTGGCATCGTTCAACGCATGGTTGACGGCCAGTGTTAATTTGTCAGTCATGGTTTATCCGGTTGGTGGATTTATGGCAATAAAAAAGGCCGCCGGAGCGACCTGTTAAAATTCATGATGGGTTTTTTGTAAGGCATCCATATCTATCAAGAGCTATGCTCCTGATGTGGGCTTTCTCCGTCTCAGAATCCCAATTGGCAAGCAGCCTGTCGTGACTAACAAGCCCCTGAGCTTTTGCCGCCAGCCTTTCCCGTGTGGTGCTGAGCATTGCTGCATACTCATAGTTTTTTCGCAGGACTTCCTGAGCGTATGCGGCATCGAAAGGATAAATCATTACTTAACCCACCTCTTACGCTCTTCTTCGAGCTTCTCCGCAAGGCCTTTGTTGAACAGGTTGTGGTCGTCGTTGAGCAGCACCGGGATCTGGCCGCAGTAGCAGTGATATTTATTGCCATCCCGCGAGTAAAACCCCCTGATCCAATCGGTCGTTTTGACCTTTCCGTGTTCAGAGGCGTGCCACCGGATTTACCGGCTTTGTCTTGCCTGACTCCCGACCTTAAAGGGTCTGGTTTGGCGTATCAGCCTACGCATTCATCACATATGAATTTTAACGCCCTTGCAGGCGCTTAGGAATCATCATCCCCACAGGTTGCGATCCACTTAACTCGGTCATCGCCCATACCAGCGCATCGAGGCGGTCGGGTGATTTTTTGGAGGTGGTTGGCACGTACTCCATCTGCTGGTTTTCCAGTTGATAGAGATTGCCGCGATGGGCTACGCGACCCTGTGCATACAGAGCGGATATTGGCTCGGCTCGCGCGAATTTACCCTTGCTCGCATGGACACGGATGATTCGGTCTTTGAACCCGGCATTGCGGAGCGTGTCCTCTGCCATGTCACCGCCCTGGTTGGTTTCAATCACGATCGCATCGGCGTCATGCTGCTTGTAAGCGTCCATTGCGCGTGTTGCCCACCCGTTTGGTGAGTATTTGCCACTGTAGTCACCGTCTGCTGAATACTGTCGCTTATCACCTGCGCCGTATGAGCTTGCAGCCACAATCCCCGTTTCATCGCTCTCTTCGCTGTTGGTAGCTTGCGGGTCGATAGCGATAACCGTTCTGGATAGCTGCTCGGTGATGTTCAGGGCGCGCGCTGCTGCAATCATTTGCTCTGTCCACAGCGCGCCCTCTGCGTTGAACCTGCGAGGGTTCTGCATGTACTGCGCCTCGGCAGTCCGGCGGTGAGAGAACAGCGCTGTGCGGTGGCTCTCGTTGTGCTTGAACGGCCAGAGCCAACCATCAGGCAAACCGTGCTCAATCGGTATGGCGTGACTGTTGTCCGGGTACTGCTCCTGATAAGAGCGGCTGTTGTCGATGATTACCGGCAGATTCAGGTGGTGCCACATCTCACCACTACCACCCCGCAACAGATACCCGCTCAGGTCGTGGTAGTGGATGCGCTGCATGATGACTATCATCGGCGTGGTTTCGATAGCCAGACGAGATTTAATCGTCTCGTTGAAGCGGCTGTTTACGCCGTCACGAACCGTTTCGGAATAGGCGTCATCGGGCTTAACGGGGTCATCAATAATCAGCGCGCCCTGCCAGCCAGGTTCCATATGCCCGGCACGGAAGCCAGTTACCTGTCCTGCTGACGATGAGGCATACACACCGCCGCCATATTCAGTCCACCACATCGCCTTACTATCGGCATCGTCGCGCAGCTCCATCGGCCACATAGCCTGGTAGGCTTGGGACTTAATCATGCTGCGGGCAGTGGATGAGTTCAGAAGCGCGAGGTTGTGCGAGTAGGAAAGATGCATAAACCGGGCTCGCTTATTCAGCGCCAGCCCACGCCCCATCATGTTGATGGTTGCCAGTTCTGTTTTCGTGTAGCCAGGTGGAACGTTGATGATGAGGCGGTTAATCTCGCCGTCTATCACCCTGTCCAGCGTTTGCTGTATCACCTTGTGATGAGGTGCAACTATCATCTTTCCGCCAGTCCGCTGCTTGAAGAAGTAGCGGGCAAAGTAAAGCCCGTCAGCTTCGCACATGCTGGCACGGATAGAATCGTCAGCAGTCGTCATTCTCCATCACCCGCTTAATATCGTCAGGCGACATAGTGACTACCCGAACCGGGCCGCCGCCCTGACCTGTTAGTTCCACGACCTGCTTATCAAGCCCGGTGAGCTTAGCCTTGCCCATTGTTGCCGCTACAGCAGCTGATGATTGAGGCGTTTCGGCGCTTAGTGCTTTCTGCCTGGCCTCTTCCAACTCAGCCAACAGAGAATCAATAGTTACGTTATGGCGCTGCCTAATCTCTCCCTGAAGCTCCTTAAGTCTTAGGGCGATCTTAGGGTTATCCTTTAAATTGCTGGCTTGAACATGTACTGCTTCCGGCTTCATCTTGTCAGCAGCATACGCCGTCCGATAAGCCTCTGAAGCATTACCCGTTTCGATGTATGCCTGACAGAAAGCCTCTTGCTTAATTGTCAGACCTGCCATTTCTTTTCCTTACGATGTTTGTTCGTCTTTATCCGGCTCAGGCACGTATTCCATTTCCTGCACATTATCAGGTGCCAGGTATACCCATGAGCCGTCTTCGCGAGCGATGCCGATGAATCCGTTGATAATCTCTGGCTGAGATCGCTTCATCAGACCTTCATGCGTTTCGCCTGTTTTGGTTTTGACTGTGATGCGGTAGGTTTCAGCCATGTTTACTCCAATAAAAAACCGCCCGGAGGGGGACGGTTATGGGTCACTCGATTGGCTGTATCCAATGAGCTATTTCGATTCCATTTTTATAAATGGCTCGATAGATGCCAATAGGTTTATCTGGTTCTTTAATGTGCGGGTCTACAGAGAAGTCAATGACTCGGTCGTGCAGGTCAAAAATATTCAGGTCGCTTTCGTAAATTATCTGATTATCTTCGAATCTCATCGCAGTATCCTAATCCAGCGCCATTTGAATAATTATACCATTATCTAGCCCGCTGGCAGCTGGTATTTTTTGTAATGGAGAGCCGTTGTGAAAGAGGCTCTCACCTCTTATTAGGCCGCCTGGTCATTGAGGTCGTGACCTGCCAGTAATGAGGCGATCCACTGGATACCACGCGGAGTGAACTTGGCCTGAGTGAAGGCATGTCCGTTGTTCTGGTTCTCTCCGGTTTTCATGGTGAAGCGACCGGCATCGAGATGCTGAGCATAGGGTGTCAACTTACCGGCCAGGCGATACATAATGCCCTGCTCTATCAGGAACAACCGGAAGTCCGGTTCTTTCACCTTCAGCAGTTTTGCTGCTTCACGGAAGCCCATCGCGCCGGTTGCCTCGACGTAGTTATCAACGAATTCGACTTTAGGCGCGGCAATAGCGAGCTTGTTTTCCAGCTCCGCTTTCTTCTCCGCAAGGTCTGCCGCCAGGCGCAACGCTTCCGGCAGGCTCTGCGGTATTCTCACGGGCTGACTAAGTTGGGTTTCAAGTTCCTGCCAGCGATCAACCAGGCGGGCGGTAAATTCAGGAGAAAGCTGAGCAACGACAATAATACTGTCGCGCTTACCCTGCTCACCTTCAAACACATAAACACTCACTGGGCGGCCTGCTGTGGGCTTTTCCTCAATTTGAGGAGAAGCAATCGTGCCCCGCTCAATAAGGCTTTCTATCGTGCGCTTAACGTTATCGTGCCGCTTTTCTACCAGCTCAGCGATTTCAATGCTGGTCATTACTAACGGATGGTCATTTACTGGATATTGCATAGGTTGGTGCTCCTATAGAGAAACAAGCCTGTCGCACAGATTAAGCCGTCCCCTAAGACGCACCATTTACGGATAATCTCAGGCTTGCTTTTCTGTAGGCTTAGGGATTGATGTTTGCGCGTGCGAAGCGCATAAAAAAACCCCGCACAGTGGCGAGGCCGATGATGCTTTGTTGCTAATGGTGAATCTTCTTGGGGGTTGTCATGGTCGCAGGCTTCGCGATTCCTCACGGAATGGCTCACCCACTTACGGCTTATCCTGTGGGGGGGGTTATTGGCGCTTAATGGTGACTTTTCCGTAAAGCGTTTGTTGCTTAACCACGCCGTTCTCCGCCGTCATGTATCCGCGCTCATCGGGTACTGCTGCAATCACCTCGTCTTTTTCATCATCAGCAGTGAATACATGCTTAACTTCAACGCCATCGATATAGACTTTATATCGCTCCTGAGCGGGATTAATTTTCCGGCCAGGATCGTCATCTAAAACGGTCAGTCTCATTTAAATTTCCTTTTAGACGTGAGCCTGTCGCACGGCAAAGCCGCCGAAAGCAATCGGTTTGCCCATGCTCACGACTGAAAGACTTTCTAAGATGTGCGCGTGCGATGCGCATAAAAAAGCCCCGCTATTGCGAGGCTCGGTTACTTCAGGCACTGCTGCCGGATGTAGTCCTGCAGATAGTTAACCTGTTTGGTCACTGTTTCGATTCGCTCTCTGAGGGTGAAATAATCCCGTTGAGCGGAGTCTGTAAGTCTGGCGGTGGAAGCATCGCCCATGCTGCCGGTGCCGGTCGCTCCGTTCGCTGTGCAGGTGGCGTTAAGCTGCAGCCGACGCTTGCCAGTAGCAACATCGCGCTCAAGCTGATTGATAGTGCTCTGAGCATCTGCAAGCTCCTTTGTGTATCTGGCGTCGAGCGCGGCGACATCGCGCTGGCGAGTCTGCATGTCGGCGATAGTATCTTTAGCCAGATTTAATTCACGATTAACTTTGGTTAAAGATGCCTGTGTTTCTGTGAGCACTGACCGGTAATAACTGCCGATGACTATGGCGATTGCCAGTAGCAGAGTCATGACGCCGAAGAGGATGATCTTCCAGTTAAAGGTCATTTTCGCTTTCCGCCAGGCACATGGAGCGCTCTATCTCCCTGCGAGTTTGCAATCCTTTCCACTGCTTACCGCCCGCCCATGTCCATTTACGCAGCTCGTCGCAGGCTCCTTTTCTGTCGCCATTGTTGAGCTTTTTTAGCAATGTTGATGACCGGAAGGCGCTTACCCCTACGTTATATGTAAAGGAGTAGAGCGCAGCACGCTGGTAAGTGGACAGCGGAACCTTAACTGAGGCATCCACGGCTTTGATAACCGGTTGCATGTGCTTGTTCAGAAGGTCATCGCATTCCCGCTTTGTGTAGACCTTGCCCATCTTCACATCCGGGCCGGTAATGCCTGCACACACAGTAGGAATGCCGACAGGGTCGAGGTAAGGCTTGTATTTAACACCTTCCTGGTCTTGTATCAGGACGCCAGCGATAAATGACGCCCCTCCCGCCGCAGCTGCAACCAGTGCAGTACGTAGTTTCGCTGGTATCTGCATGGTCTCACCTATGGCGATAGTTCCTGGTCGATGTCTTTGACGATTTTGGCACCCTCGGAAATGTTCGTTACATCACCACGGGCATATGCAGCTTTGAGGATTTCAGTTCGCTTCCGGTCTTCCTCAATCGCTGCTTTGTTCTTTCGGTCGTTTGAACGATATGTCAGCCAGGTGAATGTCGCCGTTATGACAAATCCCAGGGCAAACAGAACATCCTGAAGAGTCAACATGGCGAAGAATCCCGTTAGACCTGACCAGAAATACGACCAGAATCCGTTGTTGGTATTCATACGTAGCATTTCTCACACCTCCGATAATGGAAGTGCTGTGGTGTAGTTAGGAAAGGCCAGCGAGGCATCGGATGCGAGGGTTCATCTGTGATTGATTGCCTGTGGCCTAATACGAAAAAGGCCCGCCGAAGCGAGCCTTAAAGTTTGTATGGATATTGTGATGCATGTCATAACATATAAACCGTTTTGGTTTATTATCTACCCATCTAAACAGGAGCAAATGCTATGACCACTATCACCATTAACACCTATTCACCGGATTCACGTTTCGACATGAGCAAAGAAGAAGCGAAAGAGTTTTTCGCTTTCGTTCAGCGCAAGGCCGAGTCTCTCGGATATGACGTGGCGTTTGATGAAGCAATCTCAGTGGACGAAGAAAGTGAACGCTTCGTCGAAAAATGTTTCTCTGAGTTTTAATCTGAGCTTATGCCGATCAAAGAGTACATTGAGAAGAACTTCCCGAGCCAGGCTGATTTCGCCTTAGCGTGTGGAGTGCTACCTCAACAGGTTACTAAGTGGATTAGCATGGGTTGCATAGTGCTCAACGGGAAGATGTACAGCCCTCGAAGAGATGTCCCCTAACCCACCAGGTTAAGATGTTCCCCGCTTCGGCGGGGATTTTATTTTCTGCCGTCTGAATATGTGTGGTGGCCGGTGCTGAACTCCGGCTTGCTTTGTCTACGCACTTAATGGTCGGTTCACCCTCAAAGCACATCCCGCTCTGCGCGCATCAGCCTGCGCATTCACCACAACGGAAAGCTGCCTGTTTCACAACACGAACGCCCCGCGTAGCGGTTCAATCGTCAAGCAGCTTACCTGTTGTGCGCCCGTTATTAATCACACCGGGCCAGTGCATTACATCCTCGCAAATTCACCGTGAAATTCATTACGGGCTTTACGAATAGCTAATTCAGCATCTTCAATATCATCAAATCTACCAATTAGCTTTGTTTTGCCATTAATTTCTATTCTGACACGCCATTTGCGTCGCGATGTGTCCCAAGAAACCCCTTTGACACCGCTGCTGTTGTCTGAGCGCTTTTTGGAGTTGCAGCTATTCTGTGAAGCGGTTGCGGCCCGTAAATTACTTGGCTCATCATTTCCTGGCGTGTTGTCTATATGGTCAACATAATCAGGAATCCAGCCACGTTCTAAATAGAAATTCAAAATATGCCTGCGAACTGTGCGACTATCACCATTCTTAGTTACTGTTGCGCAGCGGTATCCGTCCTTATCAATAGTCCAATGCATAACAGACGCTTTGGCAATATCGTATGCAGTCTTCTTATCCACACGCCCTCCAAAATTAGTGACCCCGTTTTATTAATCACATCACGGGATAACAATGCGCCGAATTTGGTAGCGGGGAGTCGGAAGACCCCGTGATTTAAGGCTGTTACGCCGCCATCAACATCAAATCATCGTTTGCATTTATCTTTGTGGTCAGTTTCTAAAAAGTCCGCAAAGTCGCTAACGTGACGAAAACTGGAAAGAGCACTGACCCCATTGACCAGCCGGAACTATCCTGGATTACCAAGTCAATACCCTTACCAGATTTCGCCAATAAAAAAGCCCCGAGGCGTGAACCTCAGGGCTTGTATGTTTGGCTGCTCAGTTCGCTTTTGCTCCGAGCATACACAAAATGTACTACTTCGATTTCGCGATTGCAATGCTTTCGGAAAATATTTATTACTTAAGCCGCTAATTGAGGAAATTCATTCTCAATTTCACGCTTCATTGCGAAAAATATTTCCGAGTCGAGCACATTCTCGCACCAGACAACACGACGCCGACATGACTGCACATCCATTCCGGTGACATGGCTCATCAGCCTGGCGATATCTTGCGTGCAATTGCGGTTGCAATATCGCTTAATAGCTACATCGCGGACGGGGCTTTCACGGTGAAAGGTTTTAACCATAACGCGCTCAACAAACGCAGCATCATCTGATTCTTTGGCGAGAGCGATGATGTTGCTGAATGAAGATTGCGGGATGACCAGTTCGCGAGCTTTCTGATACAGAGCATCTCCCCGCAAGCCTTCTTCCTCGTATAGCCGCATGACAACGCTTTCTATCTGCTTAGCCTTATCATCGCTCCACTGGCTGCGAATCATTAGACGCCCGATAACGTTGATAGCCCCGGCGGGCGAATCGTCACCTGCATTAACTTTGCCCCATACCTGAAGCATATAATGCGTCCATGCTTTCTGGCGGGAGTTGATGGTTTTCTTCGGATGCTTCCATACCCGTCGGAAGTGAGCGTCGTCGATGAAATTAACCATGCCAAATACTGGTGTGAGCCTCTTCACGCTGCATCGCCTCCCTCTGGCTTGTTGATGCCGAGCCGGTTTACAAGCTCCCGACGCATTTCCATAAGACGCTTCTCCGTCTCGTGAACGTTGTTAAGCTGCCACTCGATAGCCTCAAGCATCTCCTTATCTTTCTGGCGCTGCTGAGCTAATGCGATGTTTGTAACTGTGCTCATACTGGCTCCCCTACCATTGAATCGAGCTGCCTGCGCAGCATCTTGAGCGCGCCATCCGGGAATGGCTGACGTGCAAGGCCGGTGAATATTCCCCTGACTTTCCGGTCGCTAAGCCGCGGCAGCAATGCACTCACCGTTGCGCGGATAGCACCGTTAACCTTGCGGCCGTCTTTCTGCGCCAACTTTGCTGCCAGCTCGACGGTCACCAGGGCATCGAGATATTCCTCACAGACCTCTCTGCTTACTTCGCTCATGCGGCCTCCTCCCTGCTCTCACGCAGTGCTTTGGTTTTCTGTCTGTAGTGCCTCGCCAGCTCCTGCAAATGCTCACGCGTCCACTTCTTTTTCTCGTGCGGACCCATCAATTTTTCATAGGCTTCATTCCCTATTTTTTCGATGAGCCTCGGGCGGTATGCTCCGATATTCCCCGACAGGTACGAATTACAGTGTTCGCATTGGATGTGACAGTTGGTTTCGTCGTACCGGGTTTCCGGAGAAGCCGCGACCGTCCTGAAATGGCCTGCGTTCATTTTTGCGCCCGTAAGCCTGCCGCAGCTTATGCATGGACTGCCTGCATCTCTTGTGCGGATGTATTCGTTAAATGCCTGCTGAGTGAGTTTGTGGAAGTAGCTGAGGGGCTTTAAGGCGAGCTTTCGAATCTTGAGTCTGTCTTTCTGCTGCTGTTCTTCTCTTCGTCGTTTCTTCTCTGCTGCTTTGAGTGCTTTGTCACGCTCCCTGCTTCGTCGCTCAAGTGCTATCTTTGCGCCGCATTCCGGGGAGCACCACCATATGTTCGAGTGTTGAGGGTGAAACCATTCTCTGCACTCTTCGTTTTTACATCTGCGCCTTGATGATTTCGCCATCATCCGACTCCTCACCTAACCTGTGTGTCTCAACAATAATCCTTGAATAATCATCTTCTACCCCGAATGGTTTATAGCCTTGACACCAGAATCTCAATGCCAATGCTTCTGCTCCGGTTTCTGGCCTTATCGTCAGCACGCATTCATCATCAATGAGAACCTTCATCTTCATCCTCCACCATAAAATGATTCGGATCGCGATAGTAGATAGCCTGCGCTACGCACTCTTCACAGCAGTGCGTTTCATCTGGTTCAAGTTGCTTGCTGCATCCTGCGCAGAGAGCTCTGGCTATGCTCTGCTGCTCGTAGGTTTGGGTTTGGGTGGGGTTAAGCATGTTGGCTTTCCTGCATCATGAGGAAAGTAATCATCGCCGCACGCAGAGGGTTTTTATTGGCGTTGGAATGCTGGAATGCGCTGTCTTCAGAAAAGTCATTAACCAGAGCCGATGACCATTCATTTGTCGTATCATCGATAACCAAACTAATACGATTGTCCTGAATAATCGGCCATGCGTCGGCGGGGTTGTTGCACGGGTCAAATTTTTTCCAGCCGATACACAGGCTTTTGATTTCTCCGATGTCAGCATATTCATGGATGAAGGTTTCGTTGCTGGTTTGTGTGTGGTCGCCTGGACTTTGAGTTAACGATGCAACCATGCCGTTAATTTCAAAATCACTTAACTGTGAATAGTCCATCAGTGAAGCCTCGCTGTGTTTGTCTCTGCCGGCTCAATGGTGATAACCAGCTCTTTGTCTTCCAGTTGCCAGATGAGCCCCTTGTCCTCTTCGCCTTAGCTCATCTGCTCGACGAAGCCCATCAGGTAATTCATCAGGATGTTCATGGCATCCACGCCATCGCCCTGCATGTCTTCCATTATGTCGGCGAAACGCTCTGCGTACTCGTATTCAGCTGTCATGCTTCCTCCTGGCGCGTTGACGCAGCCACCGGACATCAGCAAGGTGGGCTGTATACGCGTACGTTGGGATTTGAGAGGGAGGTAATTCAGGTTTCTTCTTGCGGCGGGGTCGAACGATGAATATGCAGTTTTCCATTACAGCGACTAGGCTGCTTTTTCGTTTTCGCATTTCAGCGCCTCCAGGCGTTTTCTGCCATACGCCATAAGCTCATCACGATCAACGGTCGTCATCCGGCATTCGCCAGCTCGCGGCCACGGGTGCCAGATGATGAGCATCGAGCCTTTGGGGTTTCCTTCTTCCGGCTTGCCCGTGCTTGCGTTCAGAAATGAGAGCCGCCCGCCAGTAATGAACCTGACCTCATGCGCTGTCTTGATAGCCTCTTTGAACCACTGGACAGAGGTATCAGCAGGCAGAAGCATCACGCAGCCAACACTGTGATCTGCATTCTCCTGTGCGGCCTTCTTAACGAAAGGCATTGGCGCACTGTATGGCGGGTTCAGCCATGCGTAAGCACGGCCTACTCCGATCGGCATTTTCGATAGCCAATTCGCTTCGAGAGTGTTTTCCTTTTCATCAATGAACCTGGTGCAAAGCGCATTACTTTGGCTTGCAGCCGCATCAAGGAAAAACGGGAACTCGCTCCGTAACGCCCGGTATATTTCAGGCGGGGTTTGCCAGAGGTCTTTTATCTCAACTGGCGTGTTTGATTTGTCTGTCATACTGCCACCTTCCTTCCAGTTCGTTTGGCCCACTCAATAGCTTCTTGAGCGTCTTCACTCCATTGGACGCCTCTCTCTGCGCCGAATGCGTAAATCAACTCCAGAAGCTCACTAAACTCGCTGACTTTCATCTTACTGGTCGACTGTCCAAGAACGACAAAGCCGCCGTTGATGCCAGGTGCCGAGCGTTGGCCTTTAAGCGCCGCCGTGAAGATGTGTTTCCAGTCTTCGCTATCCAGCTTCATGCCATGCCATACGACCTGCTCCGAAACATCGCGCAGCGTGGCCCAAAGACGTTTGTTCTGCTCTACTGAGCGCGTCTTTTCCTGAATGGTCACGATGAGAGGTCTTTCCGGGTCGGGGTAAAGCTGCTGGATGGTGCGGATGGCGTTTTGCTGGACTAGCGGTGTTCGGATTTCAAACGTTTGTTTCCTCATGGCGCGCCTCAATATGTGTATAGGCTATGTCCTGTTTTGCGTGCTGATGTGCAATTTGAAAAGCCAGATTGACTTATTTGCCGGCGGTATCCCTCCTCAGCTTCCCGCCACAACTGCATCAGGTCGGGAATTTGTCGCGTTCTCATTTGTTCGCACAGAGACATGATGAACTTTCTTTGTTCTTCAGCGGTCATCACTCCCCCTTAACCTTGAGACCGGCGTCACTGATAGCTTGCTTAACAAGCACCAACATCGCCCTTTGCGCCCTTACCGCTTCTGGTGTGCGCCACTTTTCCACTTCCGGGATTTCTACTTGCACCGTCTCGCGGGATGCTTGCCACGCCTCCCACATATGGTCGATATCTTCCGCAGAATATCCATCACCACACCACAACTCATTCCATGGCGTCAGGGGCGCTTCTCCGAACCATTCTTCCCACCATGATTGAAACTGCTCTCTGCTCTTATCCACGACGCTTCTCCTCTTTAGCCAATACGAATGCGCTGCACAGCAGAATCAGTGCGTCAGTGAACATCAGGCCGTCCTGCTTAACGATGGCCTCGAACATGAAGCACAGGCCGATAAAGACCAGCATTATGATGCTCATACCCGCATCTCCTGCCGTACCGCGCGCAGCTGCTGATTGATGAACGCAGTCATCGGGTTTGAACATCCGAACTGACATAACTCATGCGCTGCGACATACAGGAATGAGCCCTGATGCTCGCTGCATTTCTCTGAGTGGTAGCGCTCAATACGCCCTGCATCGTGTTCATCGCGGAGAATGCGCTGGACTGCGCCCATATCTAAGCCGGTGCCCTCTGATACCTGGCGAGACGATACGGGCCCATGCTCAGTGACGTATTCGCGGATACGCTGGCGATTCGTTTTACCTTCGCTCAGCTCATACATGCGGCAGCGCGTGCCAATGCCGGTGCTTGCGGAGCGAGTCAACACGCCCTCTTTCACAAGGCCGCAGATGACCGTGGCTACGCGTTCGCCCTTGCCGCCAAGTTCCTCGACGAGTTGCTTAACGGTGCCTTTCCGGTTCATTTCGAACCATTTCATTATTTGCAATTTGGTTATCATGATGCGTCTCCGCTCAATACCTCGCGCGACTAATGGCCTCAAGGGCTATTAGCTGGCTGGAATTGAGATATTGTTTAGTGAGTGTTTCGATGTCGATGAAGCGAGGGGTGCCGATGTAAGCTGATATTACCTGGATGTCGTCGAGGGTTATTTGCATGGCTCAGGTGCCGCAAAAACGAGAGCTTCCTGCAGGCGGTCAAGCTTCACGTATTCCCGTGCCGAATAACCATCTTTAATCCAGTCAGCGGCGACTTTTGCCGAGGTTGTGTAGTCGTAACACTCGCCACACTTGGTCAGGAGCTCATACAGGTCTGCTACCGGCGTACACTCGAAACCATCACTGCCGCCAACCGACTTACCTGCCAGCGATTCGAACTGCTGCGAGGTGGTGTCGGCTTGTGCCTGCTCTGCTTCCATCATTTGCTCATATTCAGCAATCTGTGGGTCATATGGCAGAGAGTCATCAGCAATACTAGGCGCGGGCGGTGCTGTGCAATCACATTCAATGAGAATTGGCTCTCCCCATGGCTGCACCCCGCCGCTATCGGCTAATCCAGTGTTGCCGCATTTTGGGCAAACGGCTGATTCTTCCTTCTCCCGCTCTTTGCGCAGCGCCAGAAGCTCCTCAACGATTAAGGCGCTTTCCTCCCAAGCCTGACTCTCGCTGCCATCATGTATTTTTGCCAGAAGGCGATAGCGAACTGACAGCTTTTCTAAAACCTCATTGCTAATAGTGCTCATGGTTAATCCTTGTGATGTCAGATTTGAGAAACGTTTTCCTGCTGCCACACCTCGTCATATTCAGACTTAGGCATGTTAGCGACGTAGTTGTATGGGGATGCGCCTTCGACCTGCAGAAACTGGTGAGACTGGTCATCGAGAAACAGTGGAACGCCGCCCTCCCAGCCTTCTCCGTTTCGCTGCTTTTCGAGCATCAGAACAGATGCCGGACCGGCTAACAGCTGCTGGTCTTTATCGTTAAGCTGCTCGCCCGCCTGGACGCGCTGTAACGCTCTCTCCCGGCCTTTATTGCGCCAGATGATAAACAGGTTGTCTGTGAGGTCGGTGATGGCACCAGAGCCTTTCACATCCATTTTGCCGGTGGGCTTTTCCTCGCTGTCTCCTTTGCGGGAGTGAGTAACGAGGATGATGTGAGAGTTGGTCTTGTTCTTGAAGTCACACAGTGCGTCGACAAACGCTTTTTGCCCGTTGTAATCGTCATCGCCGATGCCGCACTTCATAAGGCTGTCGATGATGAAAAGCCGGATTCCATATCGGCGGCGGGCATAGGTGAATATCTCAATCAGGCGTTCAGCTTTCGCCGTTCCAGTCAGACCGAATAACCATAAGCGGTCATCGTAGAAGTTGAATGCCGACTCAATCTCCATAACCGGAGGCATCTTGCAGCATGTGGCCTGGCGGGTAAGGCGCTTAAGCAGTATGCCGGGCTTAAGCTCAAGCGAAGCAACGCATGTCTTGACGCCCTGCCTCATGGCTTCCAGAGCCATATGACCGACGACTTCCGTTTTCCCATGTCCGTTAACGCCGTTGACAAGCGTCAACTCGGCTTCGCGAAACTGGAAGTTATATGCCAGTGATTCCCATGGTGGGTTAAAGAGGTACTGCTGCTTACCGTAGAACGCGTTGATGGTGTCCTGGTAAAACTCGCGGGCACTGTATAGTTCTTCCGGATCGAAGAATGCGGCACCGCCAAGACACTGCCAGATTTCATCTTCGGAGATGCCGTCCATCAGACACTCGTTGATGTCCTTGCGTGGTAACTTGACCATCCGGCAGCGATGTTCACCGAGGCGGCTGGCTATCTCTCTGGCGGCTTCCTGTCCTACTTCGTCGTTGTCCATCGATATCCAGATTTTTTCGAAGCGATCAAGGTTGTGAAACTCGAACTCAATCCATTGCTGCTTCGCCCCCTTGCCGCCGCCGAACGGTACTGACAGTGCGTTGATGCCGTACTGTGAGTAGCTCATGCAGTCGATTTCGCCTTCGCACAGAACAACAGAGCGAACTTTGCTGTCCAGCGCCTGCCAGCCAAAAAGACAGGGCTCACAGTCACCTTCAGCCATGATGACCTTCTTGCCGTTCGGTCGCTCGGTACTGATGCGTTTGACCTGAATCAGCTCTCCATCGCGCTTATACGGGAATACCAGAGCGTCCAGCTCTCTCTCGCCGTTCCACACCTTTCCGCTGACGACTTCAAACGCTTTCGCCGTTTCCGGAGAGATGCCACGTGATTTGAGGTAATCGATGTGATGCTCTGTTTTGTTGCAGTATCGGGCGACTTTCTTTCGGTCAGGACGGGAGAATTTCTTTTCGCGCTTTGCGTCGAAATGGTGGTCGTCATCGCGGATGCCTAGGAACGCTTTGGCCTCCTGCATCGCCTGATGGAGGCTGATACCGCGACACGCCATCCACAGGTCAAGCATGTCACCGCCATCACCTTCAGCGAAGTCAGCCCATTTCTTTTTGCCGTTGAGGTTTACTTTCAGGCTGGAGCCTTTGTCGCCATGGACATTGCCAGCCACCCATTCATGCCCGTCTTTCTTGCCGTTCGGCAACAGGTGCGGCGCTACCCTGTCTACCTGCGACCACAGCAGGTCACTTAGTTCGCTAGGTGTCATTAGGTTGACCTCAGATCCAGACGGTTAAACCAGAATTCAACGAATGCAGGACTTAGCCAGCCATGGTTATAGCCAGCGATGAGTAACGCTTTGATTCTGGATTTCATGGCTCACCTGTCGAAGAATACATAACCGGTTTTCGACACGGTGATGGTGGAAGATGATTTGGCCTGTGGGGTTTCAGGAATCGGCTTGTCGTCGTTCCAGCGCTGGCCGTTCAGGTATGTCGCAGGGTGAAGCCGGTCAAAGCCAAACTGAACGCCAGCCCGGCACCGGATATCTGCTGCCAGCATCCTCGCAAACTCTTCGGGTGATCCGTGCGTTTCCTTCCGCCACAACATGAACTGAGTTCGGAAAGCTGAGGCTGCGTTTTTCTTCCCGGTCTTACGCATGCCTGCACACCAGAAAATACTCTCGAATGCCTTGTCCGTTTCTTCATGCCGGGAAGGTGCTTTTTCCTGCATCGCCTGAACCTGTTCAGGCATAGTGTTTTTATCTTGTCTTTCTTTCTTTTGAATAGTGTCTTTTGTGTCCCCCTGTTTTGAGGGATACGACTCCCTCAAATTGAGGGATGTTTTATCCCCTGTTTTGAGGGATATTCCCTCGTTTTGAGGGATGCGCCATTCGTCGATGTTTTTGTTGGGGCCAAACATACCGCCCTGCTGCTTGACGAGACCCATTCTTACCAGTTCAAGTTTCGCTTCGTTGCAACGCTTAACGGGTAATTTGGCGATCTCCGATATCTGAGAATCACTGATTCTGTCCATGGGCTTATTCCACCCATAGGTTTTCCTCAGAATAGCCAGGAGGACTTTGAATTGACGCTTGGTAAGGTCAGCTCCGGCGTAGGCTTCAAGAAGCATGTTGGACAGCTTGGCATAGCCATCTTCCAGCTCTGCCACTTTTCTCTCCACCGGGGCTTTTACCGCCCCGAAATCTGCGTATGCGACATTGCTCATTCGGGTTTCTCCAGTCTACGTTTACTTACTTCAAGCGCCTGTTTCAGCTTCTCAGCAGCTTCCCGGCTAAACGTTCGGATAAACCTTTCACGAGCTACATTTTTGTGTACTTCGTCCTGGATAAATCGTTGCTTAACCATTAGAATGTCTCCTGTACTGTTGTTGGCGAAACACAGTGTGCTAAGCCTCGAATGAGTTACCGCTCATCGGGGCTTTTTCTTTTGTGAGAAGCAGTGCTACCTGCTTTGCAAGGTTCGATAATTCCTCGTCTTCAACTCCCCATTCCAGAATTGCCAACAGCATCGACATCTTCGGGATCATGCTGGATTTCCAACGGGTAATTTGCGACTCATCAACGCCCAGCTGCGATGCGATATTTCGCTGACCGCGAATAGCGATGCGGTTGAAAATGTTGCTGGTAATTGCATTGGCTCTCTTGCGTGTGCTTGTAAGTTCCATTCAGTATTCTTCCTTTGTTGTTTAGATAGATACGTGTGCAGACCGTGGGGTCTGCCACTTAAATGAGTTACCGCGTTGTCGGCGGTTCAGATTGGTAAAGAGCGGGTACTGCTTAGGCGGCTGAATCAGTCGCCTTCATGTATCGGTGCGGGTAGAGAATCTGCATCTCGCTAATCTTCCCCTTGAAGAACTTTGCGAGCTTCTCAGCTGTTTCGAGAGACGGAACCTGCATTCCCCTTTCGATTCGGCTCAGGTTGCCAACGTCCAACTGTGTTGCGATGGCTACCTCGGCGATTGTCAGCTTTTTCTCTACACGCATTTTTCTAAGTGGCGTCTGCATATTGCACCTCCGTAATGCGCTATACGCATAATATGCGAAATAAAAAATATGCGCAAGGCGCTTTGCGTGTCACGCATAAAAAAGGTTGAATATGAGCCATGAAAATAGGCGACAAGATCCGACAAATTCGCAAAGCGAATAAGATGACCCTCAGCGAGCTTGCGTTGCGCGTAGACAGCGACGTAGGGAACCTGTCACGCCTGGAGCGCGGCATGCAGGGTTATAGCGATACTCTCATTCAAAAGATTGCAGAAGCTCTCGGAGTTCCTGTAGCTGAGCTATTCTCTTCTAATGAAGCCAGTGATACTGTAGATACATACAGTGTTGGTTCCATTATAAAAAAGGGGAGGAATGATGTGTATCGAATTGACGTTCTTGATGTTTCAGCAAGCGCAGGTGATGGGGCTGCCTCGAAAGACGTTGTAGAAGTTATACGGTCTATTGAGTACGTGCCTGACCAGGCCAGGGTTATTTTTGGTAACAGGCCAGAATCATCTGTGAAGCTCATCAACGTTCGCGGTGACAGCATGGAAGGAACCATAGAGCCAGGCGATCTCATCTTTGTAGATGTCGGCGTCAGTGTTTTTGACGGTGATGGCATTTACGTTTTCAGCTTCAATGGCGACATGTTTGTTAAACGACTACAAAAGGTGAAGAGCCAGCTGATCGTGATTTCTGACAATCCTCGCTATCGTGAGTGGACAATTTCAGAAGAAGAAATGCATATGTTTCATGTGGCTGGACGTGTAATGCTGAGCCAGTCTCAGCAGTTCCGCCGTCACGGATAACCCACCTTTTGCATACTAAGCCCGCCACGTGCGGGCTTTTTTGTGCCTGTAGCAAACCCTGCCTAAATATTTTTCTCTTTCTGTTTCATACGCATACGTAAAATTCCCAACTTTTTTAACCACACTCTCATATTATGCGCTTGACGCATATGCGCTATACGCATATTATTCATCTCATCAGCAGAACGCTGGTAGCCAAACGGAACAGATTGGCATCGCTCTTTAACTTCGACGGTGCGCTGACAAAGCGCGAACAGATACCAACCGAAATGGGTTTGGGGTGTGGCAGGGTGCGCGATATGAGATGCGAGCAATACCACCTTGGGCAGTATGAGTCTGCAAGCCGATTTGGCTAACGGATGCAAGCCAGCCTCGCCAAGCCGCTGGAGTACGGAATAGCAACAGACCTGCACACCACCAAAGCCATTTCACACGAGGACAAAGTCATGACGGTTATCCAATACGGTTCTTCAGTATCAACTGGTAACGCTAAAACTCGCCGTCATGAGCGGCGCAGAAAGCTCGCTATCGAGCGTGACGCTATCGGCAATATCATCGACTCCATTTTAGGTTGCGAGGCTCCTGACGCTTCTCAGGAAGAATCACGCAAGCATTCAAGTCGCGTTGACCGAGCCACTTCGCTCGTAGCTCTCCGCGATTACCAGGAGCCGGAAGTAACCGAACGCAAGCGCAACCCGGCGAACCGCAAGCCGGTTAACCACCCTACCCACTTGATTAACGCGCACCAGAAAATGCGCGGCAAATCGATTCCATTAATTTGAGGTGAGATATGGAAGAAGAATTTGAAGAGTTCGAAGAGCATCCACAGGATGTGATGGAGCAATACCAGGACTATCCGTATGACTACGACTATTGATACGACTCAATGGTGCGGTCGCTATGTCAAATGCAAAGGCTGCAAGCTTGATGCTGAATGCATGGTTAAACCTGAGGAAATGGCACTTGTTAGGGAGGATGGGAAGATTGTCGATAAATGGGCAATCAGAACCACGGCAATGATTGCCAGGGAGCTGGAGAAACTAAAGGCCGCATAGTCGGCCTTTCTTTTTGGCAGCAAGCCACTTATCTGAGGTGAGATATGGATGAGGAAGTCGAATGCGACGTATGCGGCAAAGGGATTGCTGCGGTTGCCGTTTACAGTGGCGATGGTAATGAAGAGCTGTGCCACGAATGCTATCACGACATTTACGACATTGATGATGAATGCTCGCAAGCTAAAGCCATCGGCGAGGAGGATTGAATGGAAAAGGTAAGAATAACCAAATCAAATTGCACATTTGTTCGGCCAGGTGATGAAACGGAAATCACTACCGTGAATGGGGTGCAGCGGATGTGGTCACCACGTTTAAACGCACACGAAAACCTCTCATGGGTAACTGCGGCGTGGGGAGTTGAATACGAAGCGATTACTACCGCGCCCGCTGAATAGCAGCCGATAGCCGACATCTGAATAGGAGAATTAAATGGGACGTAAATTTAAAGTTTGGCTGGATTCCGGTGCCAACATCCATTCGAGGTATGAGCAAGTTGTCGACCTTGAGGATGACTTAGGGATTAGCGATGAAGAGTGGGAGAAAATGGATGATGAAGGAAAGAATGAGGTTATGAAGGAAATTGCGTGGGAGCGCATGGATTGGGGCTTTGAAGAAATTTAGCAGCCGATAGCCGATTCATGGAGTCGGTTATCTGATGCAATCCGCATCATAACCAAGACAGGAGAGAAGATAACTGTCCTGGTTAAATGGAGAAATAACCCTTGTTGTCTGTTCGCCCGGCATTGCGTCCGGGCATTTTTTTATAAGTCTTTAAACAGGCATTTTGCGGCAAAAACTGCTGAAGCATGAACATACTCTTCATAAGAGTATTTATGTCCGCACTCACAAGTAGCGTTGTTCCAGCCCTCTTCGGTACTTAAGTCCCCGATTATTTCCTCTGACCCGCACTCAGGACAGCAAAAGTTCTCTTCCATATAAAACCTCCGATGTGTTGTGGAATATGGAATCTATCACCTATCAAAAGCATTTGAACATTAATTCAGCATATCAATAGCGCCTATTTTAGGCGTTTTCGCTATGCCAATCACAAATAACAGGAACCCCACGATGACATTTGCTATCGCGGGCGGTGCCGTCTTGGGTGCCGCTCAACTCAATGAATCGCTGCTCGACCTCATCACCCGCCGCATGCGCGGTATCTGCAAAACGCTTAAGGAGCTGACATGTACGGCAATCAAACAGTAAACCATCAGGCCCTTATGGCCGCGCAGAGCAAAGCGGTTATTGCCCGATTCCTCGGTGACGCCGGGATGTGGTTGCAGGCCAATCAGCAGATGAAGGCAGCGGTAAGCATGCCCTGGTATCGGAGGCCGCAATGAAGACCCTTAACCCTCGCGACATGACGGATGAGCAGTTTGCCCGCCCCATGAAAGATTTGATGAAACAGCAACCCAAACCACAGGAGCAGAAGCAATGAGACTGACCCTGAACGACGTCAAAGAAATTGAGCAAATTATTGCCGCGCTGGACGCGACGGATAACGAACGCATCAGCGATGAAGTTGAGCGTCTGGCGAAGAAAGCCAACCCGTTTATTTCGGCTCTGGCGGGGCTGGATGCTGATGAGCATACCAATGACGCCATGAACTACCTCGAAGGCCATAGCATCGCGTTTCAGGACGCGTCGGAAGGTTGGTGGATTGATGCGCTGACCGAGCGCGTTACCGCCGAGTACGCGATCGGCATCTTTAAGCAGCGGCATTCACACAGGGAGGCAGCGTAATGTCATTCGATATCGTCAGTTTCGTTAAGCAGCAGGAGCCGCTGTTTTGCGGCGCTATGACCGACCAGACGGTCACATGGGCTAAGGAAAGCCAGTTTGCCATTCAGCTCTTTCAGAAAAACGACTTCCTCGCGAAGACGGCAATCAACAACCCTACCAGCGCGCAGAACGCCATCATCAACGTTGCGGCTATCGGCATCACGCTGAACCCGGCGAGCAAGCTGGCTTACCTCGTGCCGCGCGACGGCATGGTGTGTCTCGATATCAGCTATATGGGCCTGCTTCATCTGGCTCAGTCGTCCGGCTCAATTAAGTGGGGCCAGTGCAAGCTGGTGTGCGCCAACGACACTTACGAATCCAATGGACTGGATAAAGCGCCGACACACAAATACAACGCGTTTGGCGACCGCGGCGAGGTGGTAGGTGGTTACTGCACCGTAAAAACGCCTGATGGTGATTACCTCACGGAAGAAATGAGTCTCGCAGAAATCAAGGCCGTGGAAGCTACCAGCAAGGCTAAGAATGGGCCCTGGAAAAACTTCTGGGAAGAGATGGCCAGGAAGACCATCGTTAAGCGCGCCAGCAAATACTGGCCTAAAGCGCAGCGTCTGGATAACGCTATTCATCTGCTTAACGATGATGAAGGTATGCATCAGGAGCCAGTCATGGCCTACCACTCAGAAGAGCAAATCAGGGAAGACGAGCGCAAGCGCCAGCAGGATGTCATTGATAAAGCCAGTGACCTTTGCGATGAAATGGCTCAGTCCGAAACTATGGACGACCTCAAGCGGAAATTTGCAGAGGCGTACAAGCTGACATCCGGCATGAAGTTGCAGCAAAACGTCCAGGCAGTATACGCAGAATGCAAAGTGAAACTGGAGGCGGCCAATGAGCAAACTGTATGAGGTTGCCAGCGACTACGCCAGGCTGATGGATGCTGATATCGACCCGGAAACCATGGCAGACACCCTCGAAGGGATTGAGGGTGAACTGGCCGATAAAATAGAGCAACTGCTTGCCATCTGCAAAAACGAATCGACGTATGCGGAGCGCCTCAGGGATGAGGCAAAGAACCTGACCGAGCGCGCAGTGAGTATCGAAAACAAGGTCGCAAATATCCGCGCCTACATCGCTACATCACTAGAAACTGCCGGTAAGAAATCAATCCGCGCGGGCATTCACCAGGTAACAGTCCGCGCGCCTTGCCGTTCTGTAGAGATAACCGACAGCGCCCTGCTCCCACCTGAATACGTCGAATACGATACGGTGATTAAGCCGGATAAGCTGGCTATCAAACACCTGCTTGAGGGCGGCAAGGATGTGCCTGGCGCGACACTGAAGACTGGTAAACCATCGCTGTTAATCAGGTAGCCGCCATGAGCGAGCCATTCAAAAAACGCCGTGGCAATCAGCAGACGCTTGGCCGCAACTGGACTACCAAAGAGTTAAACCTCATTAAATCACTGGCCGGCACCGTCCATCCTAAAGTCATCGCCCGCCAGTTAAACCGCTCATACGAATCTATCCGCCAGATGGCAAAGCGCGAGCACATCAGCCTGCGTCGCGTTTAATCGTGCGCCACGGACGGCGCGAGGAAACCCCATGATTACACATGACCCGCTTATCACACCAAGCGAGCTACAGGCTCGCGTCAAATCTCAGCCGATGCCGAGCCGCGAAGAGTTAATGGCGCGCAACAGCTTCGGCTCTGTGAATAACAACCGCTATCTGAATCGCTGGTTTGGAGCGAAGAAATGAACAACGACGAATTAATCGCAGCTGGTCACGAGCTGGCGAAGTGCCTCGACAGCGATACACCGCTGATGGATATCGCGCCGCTGCTGAGCAAGATGGCGACGCAACTGGATGTTACCACCGCAGCGCTGCGCGAAAAGACGAAGCAGTGCGAGAAGTTGGCGGCGGAGAATGCGGTTCTGAAATCAAAAGGCCGCGAGTTGCTCAAGGAGGTGTGCGTCGTTTACGAAAAATATAACGCCAGTATCGATCCAGAAAATGGAAATTTCATGGACGGGCAAACGCTGCATGAGTTTCAGTTTTTGATGGATTTTGAAACCCCAGCCAATGACGCATTCCTGCGCGAAGTGCGGGCGCAGGGCGTGGAGATGTTCTCTAAGCAGCAGCGTTCGTATATCGGCAATCCGAGCAAGAATGATGCTGCGTCAAGTTATTGCTCTAGAGAGGCGCTCAAGTTTTCTGACCTTCTGCGTCAAGGCGGTGCCGCATGACCATCGACACAGCAAAACTGAAAGCGGTGCCGCGACATTCTGTAGACGGCTATGGACGTCAGGATATTTCCTACAACGACCCGGAAGGGGAATTTGTTTTTTACAGCGATTATGAAGCGCTGAAAGATGCGCTGAAAGATGCGCTGGAAGCCGCGCATAAGCGCATCGCTGAGCTGGAGGCTCGTGAGCGACATAACGAGCGCCAACGCGTTATCGATGGCCTGGCTGCTGCTGGCGAGCCGTGGGAAGAAATTCAGGAATACATGAAAGCCTGGGACGAGGCTCGCGCCGCGGGCATCAATCTTGAGGCAGGGGGTGACGCGTGAGCGAAATAAGCAAAGCGGCGCTGGCTGAAGCGTGCGAAGAGAAAGTGAAGCAGCTTGAGTTTTCGGTTAAACAGAGCGCGTTTGATTCAGTCAGGCAGGAGCTTGAGACTGAATTACAGATTGCGCGTGTAGCACTCGCCGCGCTGCGGGAGCAGGCGGAGCCTGTGGCGTGGACTGAGAAATGTGAAATCACAAATATGCAGGCTACCGGACTTTACTTGCGAGGGTTTCCTGATAGCTCGCAGGGTCGTGATATTCCCCTCTACACCGCACCGCCCGCGCCGGTTGTGCCTGATGAGCTTGTCTACAAGCTTCTGGATATTGCGAAAAGAGCCGCTGAGGAAGCAGACGAATGCGCTAATGCCGAGTTTAGCGACAACTCGATGAAGCACGCTCGCGAAATTGCTGAATGGGAAAGACGCGCCGCCATGCTCAACCAGGTGCAGCCGGTAGCCGAAACCGACACCACCAGCCAGCAGTATGGAAGCCTGGCTAAGGACGGTGAGTGATGGCTGAAACATTCAAAAAGGGCCAGATGGTTCCGAAGCGCCTGAAACTGGCTCTAACCCACCGCAAGGTGCAGCACCGCATCACCTTCGGTTGCGATGTTGTGGTGGATGGCCGGGTGATTAAACCCGTTCGGCCGGATGATGGGCCGATCTTCACGCTGCCCAGCCGCGTGGCGCGGCGCTGGAATAATGGAACCTGGCAGGCGTTAAGCATCACGTTTGAAAACGTTTTTATCGTGAGCGCTGCCGGAAGCGCCGGGCAAGGAGGGGTGATGGATATCGAGTACTGGCCGGATGATCTGCGTCTCGGCGTGAAGATGGCTAATGCGATGACGCCAGTCAAGGAGGTGAATTGATGGAGAACAGATACATTTACCATTACTGCGCTGCAAACGGTAATGCTCAATTGTCAGGGATAGCGCAGTTAGCATTCCGCATCAAATCTCAAGACGACCTGAACAAACTGAAGGAGCTGATTTCGGGTCTGGACTTTGAGCCAAAGGCAATTATCTCGCTGTCATATCTGGGTAGAGAGAATGACGCCTAAATAATTAGATGCCGGAATGTTTGTCATTCTTAGCGCATTAGCGCGATCGCGCTTCTACCGGAATCCCCCTCCACGAATTGACAGCCCGCCCACCTCAATTTACTGTATATAAATACAGTTATTTTGGGGTGCGTCATGAGCAAAGACTCGGACTACTTAATCATCTATCGAGGCGAGATACATCACCGCATTACGCCCGGTCGGTGGGTGCTGATTCAGCGCGCAAAGGAGTACGGCGGCGGGTGGTGGTTGGGGAAAGCATACGATGATGTTTTTATGCTGGAGTTCGAGAAGCCGACGTCGATGTCGACCGCGACGGAATACATCATGTCGCATGGAAGGATGAGCACATTCCCACCGTGGGATGACAATTTTGAGTTAACACCATGACCCGCTACGGCGGGTTTTTTATTGGAGAGAATATGAGAGTCCATATTGTTTACAGGATAGGCAGGTATGGCAATGGTTACGGCGTGGTTGCCGTTTTTGAAAGCAAAAAGGATGCTAATGCGATGGTTGAAAAAAAGACATCTTGTCACGAAGCGAACAGCCGTTACCTCTACAAGGTAATCAGTAAAGAAGTGAAGTCTACAAACGCCGCCTGAGGGCGGTTTTTTATTGGAGCAAAGATATGAGAGAACTACGCGACGACACGCTCATTGACCTGAAATTCATCATGGCTGATACTGGTTTCGGCAAAACCTTTATCTATGACAGAATTAAAGACGGCACCCTACCAAAACCTCAGAAAATTCACGGCCGGTCACGTTGGCTATATCGTGACCATCAGGCATTCAAAAACAAACTCATCTCCCGCCACAATGGGTAAAACCCTGGGTAAATTATTTACCACCATAAAAAATATCTATATGGTGCAACCCCTTAGACGGTAAGTTAGACGTCTGCAGGGGACGCCATTTTTATCATTACCCGCGATTTCCTCACATTACCAAAATCCCTGATATCCCTGCCACACGGCGCAATTTTTGTTACCTGACGTTACCCGGCATAGATTGTCTGCACCGATATCTGACCACCCTAGGTTACTGTATATTAATATAAAATTACCTATCAGGGGTGTCGATCGACATAAAGATCAGTGCTATCATCATTTCTTATCGGACTAATCCTGATGTCATTTTCTTGTTAATGACTTGTAGATATATATTTTATATAACAGAAGATTTTTTAATGAGCAGAAATAATTGTTTTGATATTGCCAGACATGTTGCAGCGATATTAGTTATATTTAGCCACCACTTTGCATTCAATGGCATGGTGGAGCCTCGCGTACTTGGGATAACAAAGTTAGGAACTTTTTCAGTGCTTGTTTTCTTTTCAATATCAGGATATTTGATAGCTGCAAGTTACTTAAAATCCGAATCAGTAATATCATATTATAAAAAAAGAGTAAAAAGAATATTCCCTGCGCTAATTGCATGCTCATTTATCATGATATATTTTTTATGCCCTGTTTTTGGAAGCGGACCAGCTATTGATTACATTATTTCGAACGGTGCGAAGCTAGCATTTCTTGACTACATCACACTTGGATGGCACCCTGATAATATTAACGGGTTTGCAAAAAACTATATACACAGAGGGATGCTGAATGGAAGCTTATGGACTTTAGGGTTTGAGTTTTTCGCATATATACTGGTTTCCGTAGTGTTTTTTAGAAAGAAAATGGTTACAGCCTCATGTGTATTAGTCATTTTAATTGCAGTATTTACACAGCTTGCAGTTAGAAATGGTGTTAAATTCAATTATGATATTGACTTCAATCGTTTGTCGCTTTTGACAGTAACATTTTTTTGTGGTTCTCTTTTATTCTTCACAAGAATGTACTGGGATAATGTCCTGTCAAAATTAGCTCTAACATCAATAGCATTACTTTGTGCCATTTTCATAAGCGAGAAAAATGAATATGATTTAATGTTTTATATTTCAGTACCTTTCTTTATTGTGCCACTTTGCACCATGTTCTCTGATAAAATTATAAATGGAAGGTTTGATATTTCATACGGCCTGTATATTTATGCTTACCCGATACAGCAAGTAGTTATAAACACCACAAAAACAAACTTCATTGCTTCACTTATTATTTCTTTTTCTCTAATACTCATACTGGCAACACTATCCTGGGTTTTAATTGAAAGAAGGTTTATTGGACATAAAAAAAATATTTTTAGATTACAAGAAGCTGCTTAGCCCCTATTGGAGGGGCTATCCGCAAATAAGAAAGATCTTTATCGAAAATGGCCTGTATTAACACCTGCAGAGTTCTTAGTTGTAACAGTTGTTGTATTACTTGTTGCAACAGCCTGAACACCTCCAGTATTTCTCCATGCAAGCTGCAAAGTATGTCAGCTTTGTCTGCATCTGCATTTGAGATTATGCTATATGAGCCAGTTCCTGTTTTTATAACAGATATGATATTAGCTCTTCCAGAGGCAGAGAGAACTCCGTCAGAACCTAGCCTTGCTGTTAATACACATTCTATTGATAAATCTATCACTTTCAGAAGCAGTCAAATATTCCAATATTATTTGTTGAGTCACTTTTTATGCTATTTCCTTTTACATTCATCTCTTACAGCCTGAACTTATGAATCTAGAATGAGGATGTATCAATATTACCGGTTATTTGAAAAGCAGTAGAATTAGATGCCAACCCACCAGACATTACACCTTGAATTAAAGTGGTCATCTTACTTCCAGCATCTGGAATATTACCATCTCTAATATTGTCTAACAAACTCCAAATAAATAAGCATCGATGACAATACTTTTTAAAGTAAATTAACCGGACGGCAAGTATAAGTCAATTTTAAAGGCCTGGCTTTATCCAGTGCCTTTTGTAAGGCTGTTGAATGGTGAGAGGAATTCATGAGCCCACCAAGAAAACCGTATCTTTGTTACATTTGAACGTGCCCAACAACCAGTCCCTAAAGGTGTCTAATTCGCCTATGCCATTTATAAAATCGATAGCATTTGCAGGGGACGCCATTTTGCTGTTCACTCACCTTCGAAACCGTTCGTAAATTTTATAAAACAGTGATTTCACCACTCTTGCGTTCATGCCTGACCGTCTTGATACATTAAAGATTTTATTTTTTCTGGGTAAATGTTGGGTAAAAACTTATTAAGTTCCACGTCCATTATGTGAATCAACAATAACGCCCTGGCGCTTTTGCCTAAAAATCGAATTAGCAGCCTCCCGAAATTTATACAGAAAATCAATTTTGGGCACGCAAGGCATTTCAAACTAGAGGCCTGTTAGCTTAACAACGCTCCCGACTGGAAAGTAAATCCAGGCAATGGTGATCACTCTAAGAGAGATTTAATGATATTTATCTCTTCCAAAGGGAGATATTCAGACGCACTGAATATAAGCCAAAATAATCAAACGTCTGGAGACGACATGCTGCGCACATTTCCACACACTCTTCTTTATTAAACAAAAGCCAACAACTCCCTGACGCCATATTTATTTAAATCTATTATATTCACAAATAATCATCATTTTTGCACAACTCGCAACATTTCCTTCCTGATTAAGAATAGCGCCTGGTTCCGTTATTTATTTTAAACGCTATGATATTTCGCCGCTAAATAAATACGTAGCGGTCATAGTGTAAATAAGGACAAATAATATGTTGAGAAAAAGTGCGGCTGAATTTTTCGGCACATTCTGGCTGGTGTTTGGTGGCTGCGGGAGCGCGGTGCTTGCCGCCGCGTATCCTGAGCTGGGCATTGGTTTTACGGGGGTTGCGCTGGCGTTTGGTCTGACCGTCCTGACCATGGCGTATGCCGTAGGGCATATTTCCGGCGGTCATTTTAACCCGGCCGTCACGCTGGGTTTATGGGCGGGTGGACGTATTACCTTTCAGGATGTCATTCCTTACATCATTTCCCAGGTCATCGGCGGTATTGCCGCGGCGGGCGTGCTGTATGCGATTGCCAGCGGTAAACCGGGCTTTGACGCCGTCGCGAGCGGCTTTGCCGCCAACGGCTATGGCGAACACTCGCCGGATGGCTATAGCCTTTCGGCAGCCATCCTGACTGAGCTGGTACTGACGGCGTTCTTCCTGCTGATTATCCATGGCGTCACGGATAAAAACGCGCCGGCGAAATTTGCGCCGCTGGCGATTGGTCTCGCCCTGACGCTGATTCATCTCATCAGCATTCCTGTCACCAACACGTCGGTGAACCCAGCGCGAAGCACCGCTGTGGCTATTTTCCAGGGCGGCTGGGCTTTACAGCAACTGTGGGTTTTCTGGGTCGTTCCGGTGGTTGGCGGCATAGTGGGCGGTCTGATTTATCGCTTCCTGTTGCAGAGCAAAGACTGA